TAAACTAAGAGATAGCAGTTTATTGGTATTTATAGGAGATGTCAAAAGCAAAACCCTAGAAAGATTTGATAAGACACTGAGAAAGTCTGTATATACACCAGACTTTACTTTTGACTTTAATGGTTATCACATCATAATTGAAGTCAAGGGTTACCCAAATGATACTTATCCTTTTAAAAGAAAAATCTTTCTAACCAATTTAGGAAAAGGTCTGTACAATATTCAACAGCCAGTAGTTTTTATGGAGATTCATAGTACCAAAGAACTAATACAGGCCATAGAGATTATTAAAACTTTACCTTAATGGATTATGTAAAAGTCTTTAGAACCTATAGTACAAAAGTCTTTCAAAATAAAGACCTGGTATTATCCAAATCCTTGATAGATTCAAGAAGATTTGAAGACTTATATTCTCTAGTAAGATCAGAATGTATTAGAGAAAAATCTAAACAAAAAGAACTTACTGAAAGATATAAGTTGTTAGTAGAGTTTGAGGGATATGTAAAGAGCTATTGTCAGCTTTTAGATATAGACACCGAAGTTGACGATAGTGAACAAACCTCAATGGATGATTTAACATATGAAGATGAAGAGTATTCTTGATCTAAGCTGCAAAGAATGGGAGGAGAGATCTGATAATAATTTTATTTATTCCTACTCAAGACTTGCAAGACTATGGAGAGAAGGCCCAAAGAGCTTAATCTCTGAAGAAAAAGCTGACTCAGACAGCTTAAGATTTGGATCTTTAGTAGACTGTCTACTTACATGTCCTGAGGAGCTTAAAGATAAATTTGTAATATCTGATTATGAAAAGCCTTCTTTTGCTGTTATTAAAATTTTAGATCTCATTTGGGATAAATGTGATAAGAGCACTTGTGAGCTTAAAGATATAGATGCAGCATTAGCCTTAAAGATTATGGACCAGGAAAACTACAGAACTAACTGGGGCATAGAAGCTAGACTTAGGGAATTAATAAAGGCTGGAAGTGGATATTTTAGTCTATTGTTTCTAAGTAAGAATAAAACTTTAGTCAGTCAATCTGAATTTGATGCTGCAGAATCTTGCGTAAGAACTTTAAAAGATTCTCCATTTACCTCTAAGTATTTTAAGGAAAATCCATTTCAAACTGATGTAGATCATTTCTATCAAGTTCCATTTACTGGTGAATATGATGGTATAAAGATTAGAGGAATATTTGATAAGATCATTGTGGATCATAAGAATAAAGTTATAGTTCCTATTGATCTTAAAACTACTGGTAAAGACGAGGAGATATTTCCTCAATCCATAGTCAGTTGGAATTATTATATTCAAGCTGACATGTATATGTATATGCTTTCTCAGGCAACAACAAAGGATGATTACTATAGGGATTTTAAAATATTACCTTTTAGATTTATAGTTATTAATAGGTATAAGAAAAGTCCAATAGTATGGATCCTTAAGACTGATAATCTTGAAGAAATATTGGCCAAGAAAAAAATTAAATCTTGGAAAAGATTACTAATGGAAGCTAGTTGGCATGAAAAAACTCATAAGTTTGATTATAGCTATGAGACTTATATGTGTCAAGGAGAAAGGTATGTAGATTTAAATGAAGTTTTATGAAAGAAGTGTTACACAAGGAAGAAGTGCTTGATAGGATAGCACCTTTGTTTTCTGATAGATTAGCAGCTGAAGTATGGCTTAATAAATATGCGGCAGAAGGGGAGCAAGATCCACGTCAGATGTTTACTAGACTAACATTAGCATTAGCTAGGAAGGAGTTTGAGTACTATAAAAAGGCTAGGAAGAAACTAATGTACTGTCCTTGGCTCAAGAAAAGAATCTCTAAGGAAGGTCTAGATTATTATAGCAGAAATCTACAGTTTAAAGATCTCTGTCAAGAAATTATGGATCTATTAAAAGGATTTAATTATGTAATCCTTGGAGGATCTATGATGGCCTCTCTTGGTATTAAAAACTACAGTTCAATTAGTAATTGTTTTGTAATAGGTCAGCCGGAGGATTCTATTAATGGTATCAATCTAAAAAGAGCTGAACAATCTAATCTGATGAAGAGACGTAAACACCACCACTGCGTCGCTATGTAGTGATACATAGAAAAATAAACTCTATTAATTGCTGGAAACTCCTAAAGAGGTAAAATACTTGTCTATATTTTTGGATAAGTGAAAATTTTTACTTATATTTACAATTTAACTAAAATTGTATACTATGGACAATCAGCAGCTATTAAATGAAATTTGGAAGGATATTCCAGGTTACCAAGGTTACTATCAAATATCTTCTCTGGGCAAGGTTAAAAGTCTTAAGAGATTGGTAAATTCTTCAAGATCAGCTATTGGTCTAAGAACCGTAGGGGAAAGGATTTTGAAAACTAGAATAGATAAATATGGATATGAGACTGTTATTCTTAGAAAAAATAATAAGGATAAACATTATACTATTCATAGATTAGTTGCTTCAGTTTTTCTAGACAATCCTGATAATTTACCAAGTATTAATCATAAAGATTTGAATAAATTAAATAATTACTATTTAAATCTAGAATGGTGTTCTACAGACTATAATAATAAATATGCTGGAAGACAAGATTTGATAAATGCTATTCTTAGAAACAAAGTCTTTGGTAATCCTCAAATTAAGCAGATCAATCTAGAAACTAACGAAGCATTGGTTTTTAAAAGTCTTCATGAAGCTTCTAAAGCAACAGGTTATTCTCGACAAGAGATTTCTAGGTGCTGTAGAAAATTAAGAGGACCTTATAAAAATTGCTGTTGGGAATTCATTAATAGTTCAACGACTATTCCGAAAGGAAGTACACTTAAGCAAGTGGAAACATAGAGCATCCTACTTAGGATGAAGATATAGTCTAATCTTAAAGGAAACTTTAAGCAGTTCATAAGAGAACGCACTTAACCTAGCGAATTAAGTGGAATATTATTGGGTGGAGTAGGGAAGGATCTATCCAAATTAAGACCGCGTTCTGCAGCAGTTAAAAATGCTGCGAGAACTTCTACTGGAGCTGTCTCTTTTATGAATGTGGATAGTGAAATCACTAGAGAAATTGCTCAAGAGGGTAGAAGAGGAGCCTTAATGATAACACTTAGTGTTAAGCATCCAGATATTTTGGAATTTATTAATGCTAAACAAAATGAATCAAAAATAACTGGTGCAAATATCTCAGTAAAAGTTAGCAATGATTTTATGCTAGCTTTGGAAAGAGAAGTTATTGAGGATAATAAGAAGGTTCCTGAAAATACTTATTTCCTAAGATACCCTGTTGATTATACATTTCCTTTTGATTCTATTAAGAATGGTATTGAATATAGAAAAGAAGTAGAAAAACTAGGTCTTTTGCAATTACCTGTGAATACTTTAATACCTATTCACAAGAAGGGACAAACTATCTATGTAAAAAAAGTCAATGCCAAGGAAATATGGGATACATTAGTTCATTGTGCCTGGAATAGAGCTGAACCAGGAGTAATGTTTGATGATATTCACATTAATTACTCTCCAGATGGAGTATATGACCAATATAGAGGTGTGACGACAAATCCATGCGGGGAAATATTTATGCAGCCCTATGATAGCTGCAGATTACTTCATCATAATTTATTCTCTTATATACAGAGAGAAAGAAATAAAGATGGTATACTTTACGGATTTGATTTCAATAAATTTAAAAAGAATGCATATTTAGTTTCTTTATTAGCTGATGATTTAGTAGACCTTGAAGTAGATGCCTTGGACTCTATTATCAATAAAATACAGTCTGAGCACAATCCTTTGGATGCAGATGAGCTAGAAATGTGGCAGAAGCTTAAGGAGAATGGATTAAAGGGAAGAAGATGTGGTATAGGAATTACTGCCTTAGCTGATGCCATAGCTTATTGTGGATATAAATATGGTTCACCAGAGGCTAATACACTAGAGGAATCTATATTTTCTAGTAAACTAGATGCAGAGCTTAAAGCTCAAGGAGATATGGCTGTTATCAGAGGAACCTTTGATGGATGGGATAGAAGTAAGGAATTTAGTCTAGACCAAAATTTTCAATTAAAAGGAAATAATGATTTCTATCAATTCCTTTGTGAAAGAGCTTATCCTAAAACTCTAGAAGAATCTAATGAAAAATTAGATAGCCTCTTAAGGATTTATAAATATGGACATAGAAATATTTCGTGGAGTACTGTTGCTCCTACTGGTAGCGTTAGCATTTTGGCTGGCACTACCTCGGGCATAGAACCATTATTTCTTCCTTACTATACTAGAAGCAGAAAAGTTCTTGAAGGGGAACCTAGAGACTTTACTGATAGTAATGGAGATGGATTTATTAATTATCTTGTTGTACATCCTAAATTAAAATTTTGGATTAAAGATCATTGTACTCCAGAAGAAATACAAGCAGTTGATAACAATGATTTTAAAGTAATTGATAAATACTTTAAAGAATCTCCTTATTATCAAGCAAGTGCAGCAGACCTTCCAGTTCCTGAGAGAGTAAAAATTCAAGCTATTGCTCAAAAATATACTACTCATTCTATTAGCTCTACAATAAATCTAGCTAAAGAAACAACAGTTCCAACAGTCTCAGATATCTATAAGCTAGCCTATTCCAATAATCTAAAAGGAGTTACTGTTTATAGAGATGGGTGTAGGCAAGGAATTCTTAATTCTATTAAACCTAAAAAAGAGGAGTTCCCTCAGTATTCAGCTCCTAAGAGACCAAAGGTACTTAAGGCAGAAGCTAGAGTAATTAAGAATAAGGGAAAATTATTTAAAGTAATTGTAGGACTCTTAGATAATAAACCTTATGAAATATTTGCCTCTGAGACTGAACAGTCCAGTCCTACCCAGCAAGGAACTATTACAAAGATAAAGAAACATGTGTATAAATGGGAAGGTACAGATGGAGAGGTAATTGAGAATATTAGATTAATGTCTAATAATTTTGAAGAAAGGGCATGTACATTATATCTCTCTATGCTTCTAAGACATGGAGTTAAGATTCCATATATTATCAAAACTGCACGTAAAGTTGATGATAATATTGTTTCCTTTACTTCAGCAATTTGTAGAGTTCTGGGTAAGTATACTAAAGAGGAAATCTCCACTGAAGAAGTTTGCCCTGATTGTGGTAAGCCACTAATTAGAGAGGGAGGTTGTATAAGATGCTCTAATTGTTCTTATTCAGTATGCATGTTATTAGCTAAGCAATGAAAATTTTAGTACAGGTAAAAGATGATAAGTACTTTCCAGTTATTAAAGAAAAAGGAGACTGGATTGACTTATATGCAGCAGAAGACATAGAGTTATTGCCTTCTACCATGATAGATCCAATAACTAATACAATATCTTTTCGATCTGTTAAGATTGACCTTGGAGTTGCTATGGCCCTTCCAAAAGGATTTGAGGCCTTAGTAGCACCAAGAAGTAGCCTATTTAATAAGAAAGGATTACTCTTAGTTAATAGTATAGGAGTGATTGACAATTCTTATAGAGGAAATGAAGACTATTGGGCTTTTCAGGCTCTTGTAACAAGAGTCTCAAGTATCAAAAGAGGAGAAGCTATTTGCCAATTTAGAATTCAGCCTTCTCAAAAAGCTACAATTCTAACTAAACTTAGATGGTTATTCTCTAATAGGATTATTCTTGTTAAGTCTAAATTAGGCTCTAAGAATAGAGGTGGATTTGGATCCACTAATGGATATAAAGACTAAATATGATTGGTATCATCTTCATTCTATTGGTATTAATAGTTCTCTACTCTTTTATGATTAGAGATCTTATCAGTAGAATCCACACTCAGTCTTTTGAGTGTACCTCATTTAAGGAGCTATATGACAAAGCCAAAATGCCTATAGTTCCATTGACTATTTTTGGCAAAACTTACCACTTTATTATTGATACTGGAGCAGATCTAAATTTGATAAGGACTTCTTTTGCTAATGATTTACCAGAAGGGTTTCTATATGAGATAGAGGGCTCTAATGTAACAGGAGCTGGAGGTGATATTAATACCTCTCAGGGAGCAGATCTTGAAGTTGAATTTGAAGGGTATGACTTTAATGTAAATGTGGAAGTCATGCCTATAGATAATGCTTTAGATCTAGTTGGTAGTAAAGCTGGAATTGAAATTATAGGAATTTTAGGAAATCCATTCTTACATGATAATAAATGGATGCTTGATTTTTCAAAAAAATTAATTTGGACCAAGAGGCTTTAATATGATTTATGTATTAAGAGGAGGAAAGGAAATTAAACCTTTAACTTCTTTAAGTGAAACAGCCTCATGTAGAGTATTCAGAGTACTTAACCAGGATCAAAATGTTAGGACAAATTATGATGCTTTTGGATTACTAACTATTACCTTTGTTGGCTCTGAGCATACTTCTACAATAACAGTTGGTGAAGAATTAACAGCAAAAATACAACATACAAAAACAGCAATAAACTTAGGTAGAATTATTGCTGTAGACTACTCTACTGAGGTGGGATATTTAATTATCACCAAGGTAGATGAGATTTCTAGTAACAAATCAGACTCCTCTATTTAGAGAAGCTGAACAATTTATAATAGTAGATCCTAAATTTTGCTTAAGGTACTTTGAGGATAAGAAGATTATTGGTTTAGATACTGAAACTGAGGGATTTGATCCATACACAAAGAGGATTCTACTATGTCAGCTTGGAGATAGTCATAATCAATTTGCTATTGATTATACAGTTGATCTAAAATTATTTAAGGATCTACTGGAAGATACTGAAAGATTATTTCTACTTCATAATGCAAAGTTTGACTTGAGGTTTTTTCTACACCAGAACATAGTTATAACTAATGTATATGATTCTTTCCTAGCTGAGAAGCTTTTATGGCTTGGATATCCTCCAGGTATCCATAGTATGGCATTAGATGCTTGTTGTGAAAGATATTTAAATGTTAAGCTAGATAAATCTATTAGAGGTCTTATACATAAAGAAGGACTCTCTGATAGGGTTATCACATATGGTTGTAATGATGTTAAGTATCTTCTTCCACTGAGAGAAGCACAACTCCTGGAACTAAAAAAGAATGGACTAGAAACAGCTGTAGAGGTAGAAAACAAATTCGTAATAGTCTTAGCTTATATAGAATATTGCGGAGTCAAGTTAGATTCTCAAGCATGGAGAAATAAAATGCATAGGGATCTTGCCAATTTACAGGAAGCTGAATACTCCTTATCTAAGTGGGTAGTAGATAATGGTCCAGAGCAATTTGTTAATAAGATTGTGCAAGGAGATTTATTTGCCTCCGTATCAGGAGAGCCTACCTGCAAAATTAATTGGGCATCCTCTAAACAAGTAGTTCCATTCTTTAAGTCTTTAGGATTTGATCTTAAAGTCAAAGACAAGCAAACAGGTCGTCTTAAAGATTCTGTAGATGCTAAGGTCATTAAGCCTCAGTCACATTTATCCCCAGTAGCTACCTTATATCTTAAGTATAAGGAGTATGCAAAGATTGTGGATACTTATGGGCAAACATTCTTAGATGCAATTAATCCAGTCTCTCACAGGATTCATACAGTATTTAATCAACTAATGGATACTGGAAGATTATCTTGTGGAGGAGGAGTAGATAAAGATAGTGGACGTAAACTACTAAATTTACAAAATTTACCTAAAAATCCTGAGACAAGATCTAGTTTTATTCCAGAAGAAGGTAATGTTTGGATCTCTGCTGATTATTGTAGCCAAGAAAGTGTAATTATTACCAATATATCTGAAGATCCAGCCCTAATTAAATTCTTTCAAGAAGGTAAAGGAGACATTCACTCTTTAGCTGCTAAAATGGCTTTTCCACAAAAGCTAGCTAATATTCCTTTAGAGGAAGTTAAAGAAAAAGATCCTCATACTAGAGATCTAGGCAAAAAGGTAGAATTTGCTATTAACTACGGTGGCAATGGACTTACAATTAGTCAAAATTTGAGTTTACCACCAGAGGAAGGAAATTCTATCTATGATGCTTATATGCAGGGTTTTAAAGGTCTAAAAAGATATCAAGATTTTTGCAGAAGAGATGTAATGCAAAAAGGCTTTATTCTGCTTAGCCCTATAACTGGACATAAGGCCTATATCTATGATTTTGATAAGCTCCAGCAGCATAAAGAGGAAATGAACTCTCCAGGATTTTGGGATGCTTATAGAGCTGATAAGGCCCTAGGAGTAAGTTCAGAGAGAGTGGAATTGGTTAGGCATTTCTTTAGAAGAAAAGCTGATTCTGAGAAACAAAGTATTAATTACAGGATTCAAGGTTGTGGAGCTTTATGTTTTAAATTTGCTTCTATTAAATTCTATAACTATTTATTAGATAATAACTTATTATTCAAAGTAAAATATACCATTCCAGTACACGATGAAATAAATGTGGAATGTCCAGAAGAGTTAGCTGATACTATCTCTAAAGAATTAGTTAGATGTATGAAATCAGCTGGTGATATATTTTGCAAGATAATTAGGTTAGAGGCTGATGTTAACATAGGAAAATGCTGGATTCATTAAAATATAAGTATAATAGAAAATAAACAACACGCTTATGATTATAGGAATATCTGGTCATAAACAGTCTGGTAAAAATACTGTAGCCTCCATGTTACAGTATATCTTATCTAATAGGGGTCATTTTTGTGATCTTACTTATGAGACGTGGGACTATTGGAATTCTTCTATTAAAGAGGGGCATCTTTCAAATGTAGATCCCAATGACCTATGGCAAATTAAATCTTTTGCACAAAAACTTAAAGCTGCCGTAGGGGTATTATTCAGTGTAGACCCAAAGCATTTTGAAAAAGAAGAATTTAAAGATTCTCATATACCCTGTCAATATGGTAATTATACCTGGAGAGAAATCCTTCAGATAGTAGGTACAGACCTTTTTAGAAATCAGTTTCACAAGGACTTTTGGGTAAACTCTACTCTAGCTGATTACGACACTAAGCAGAAATGGATAATATCTGATGTAAGGTTTCAAAACGAAGCTGATGCTATTATTAATTTAGGAGGGGTAATTCTTAGAGTGGAGAGAGGAGTATATGATAGAGACTTACATGAGTCAGAAACAGCCTTAAATAAATATCCCAAATTCTTTCAAACTATTGATAACGATTCTACTTTGGTAGAACTATTTAACAAGTGCTTAACATTATGTCAGAATCTACAGAAGATTTAGAACGGATTGATAGATATATAGAATCATACGGAATAGAAGGAATTTCTATGTATGATAGTTAAAACTTATAAAGCTTGGCTGGAAAGTACAGGGGAGTCTTTTCTTCACAAAGAAGAGAAATCCCTGTACTTATTTGGTATTAGAATATTTAAACATTCTTACACCACGGATTTTATTAAAGATATAGATCTCCACAGCAAAGTTACCAGACCTAGGAAAAAAATTATAGGATACACTAATAAAACTAAGAATGAAGAGAACTGATTTAGTAGAAGCTTTAGTTAACAAGATGCTAGAAAAGTATGGAGTAGATTATAATTTTGTTTTTAACAATCCAAGAATCAATGGAATAGAGTGGTTTAGGTATTATTCATTTACTCCTAAGGAAGATGAAGCATTTAAAGAATGGGCTATTAAGTTCATAAAAAAACATCAAAGATGCTCAATGCATTATGCTAAACAATTATACTCTTGGTTCTCATTATTTTATGGATTAACTATATCTAAAGAGGAAGATGTAGATGCAACCTCTGAGTCACCTACAAAAGAATAAATATGAGATTAATAAAACCCTCAGTTGAGTATATTAAACAAGAGCCTGGTCTAGAGGGGTTACTTAAACACATAGAACTATGTGGCAGAGTTTGCTATAAATCAGAATCTGCAATTACGGAGAATAGTTCAGAAAAGTTTGTTAATAACCTAATAAAATCTGGACATACCTCAGTTCTGGAACATGGAAGTGTACAATTACTATACACTGCCAAAGAGAGTAACACTAATCTCAGTTGGTATCAGGACTATGGTGGTAATCCCTATTCTAGAGGATTTATTGGCTATGGTAAAACACCGGATGGTAACTTTGGACCAATAGCTAGAGTATATACGAATTATAGGGTACTCTTGAATCTAGAAAGGATGGATGATATAAAGTTCATGACTGATGTAATTCCAGAAAGTAGCTATCAAAGATTTACATTTAGGTTCACTTGTGATAGAGGAATTAGCCATGAACTAGTAAGACACAGAGTATTTAGTTTTACACAAGAAAGTACTAGATTCTGTAATTATAGTAAGAATAAGTTTAATAACGAAATTACATTTATTACTCCTCCTTGGGTAGATGCTTTAGAGGGAGATTACGGGAGTAGAGTCTATCCTAAACTTGTAAGAGATCCCAATACTGATGATATATCTCAAATATTTATAGATAATTGTAGATTCTCTGAGGAATGTTATTTTCATCTTCTTGAAGCAGGATGGCTTCCTCAACAAGCTAGAGCTGTATTGCCTAATGCTCTTAAGACTGAACTTATTATGACTGGATTTGCATGTGATTGGACTCAACTTTTAAAGCTAAGACTAGCTCCAGCAGCTCATCCACAGATGAGAGAACTTATGAAACTATTAGTAGAAGAAATGGAAAAAAATCATCTACTAGACGGAGCCATTTCTATACCAAATTACTAAATATTTACATTATGTGGGAAATGACAGCAGAAGAATTAGCCCAGTGTCTCCCTATCACTAGAGCTATATATCATTTATGTTTAGAGAAACATCCTATTCCAAATGAGGTTTATAAGAAAGCAAGATGCTGGGAACCTCAGTACTTTCATGATTATATGAGTTATGAAATATTTAGACGAGGAAGAATTTTTCGCCACCTTTCAACCCCTCGTAAACGCCTATTTTCCTGAGGCTCCTTATCAAGGATGCCTTTTTAATCCTATGAATCTTCCTCAGATCTCTGGATTTGTAAGAACTCATCAAATATGGACAGTTCAAAAGATAGAGACTCCCATATCTCCAGAGACTAATGAGGTTAAGATTTCTTATGTAGCTATTCCAGGACTAAATCCTTTAATAAATACTATAGGATATTTTGTTACAAAAGAGAGTACTAAGGGAACTTCTGAAAGAATTACCGTTCTGTTAAGTAATCCTTAGTATATAAACAACAAACCCCCTATGGCACTTTGTGCTATAAGGGGTTTATTTTTATTTCCGCTCACTAAAAAATTTAGCCCACGGAAATTACCATTGACTTAGAACTTTGTCTCCATATCTATATGTCCTCAAAGCTTGACTAAATCCTGGAGTACTTCTTAATGTTTGCATTAAAACTTTATGCCAATGTTCCTCATCCCAATCAACTACTGCATCTTGGACAGCTAAAGACCATCTTCTAACAGAAGAAATAATATTAGATATTGGTAAAATATTTTTACTGATATTATCAAATTCTACTGGATTAGTGTACAGCAATATATCTGATCTAAATCTATTACCTAAATTTATAAGAGCATAGAAATATTTTTTCTTATCATCATCATCTGGAACTAATCCTTTAAGACTTAATAATAAAATAGTTAAACCAATTAATACTTGAGCCTCAAAAAGATTGGCCCTCATATTTGCTGCATCTACTTCATTAAGTCTATCATTAAATCTAGTAGACATAAAGAAAGATTTTCTCAGCAATTGCTTAGTTGTCCACATAAGCATATTTAATGCCCCATAAGAGTCTCCATTAGCATCTTTAGCCTTAAGCATATCTACTATAGAGATATATCTTCCTTTCTCCTTAATACCTATCTGCCAATTATCCAACTCTTTACCAAACCTACGCTCAAACATTTCAGGCATCCAACTCCTAAACTGAAGCAAAGCCCTACCTGTTACAGTCTTTTTAGCTAATATTGGAGAATTAGTGTCATAGTTACCATGAGTCTCCTTAATAATTTGATTGATAGTAACTTCAATATCTAATAGTGCCTCCTTATTAGATTTAGTGGAATCTAATATATAACCATCCTTAATCTTTCCATCTTGCCCTAAAGCATCAAATAAAGAAGCTTCTTTACCATTAGGCCCAGTAACCTTTTTATTCTTCATCCAAGCTAATATAATAGGCATCTGGTTAATAAACTCTGTTCTCTCAGAGATGATATAAGGATCTATAAATTTAAATTTCTTTCTAAAAGAATCACTCTTATAAAGCTCATTTATAGCCTGTTTAGTAACATCAAATACTTTATCAATAGCTCTAATCTTAGATGCTATTTTAGTGTCTAAATGATGTCCTAAAATAGTTTGTAGAACCTGCCAATAACTAGACCTTAATTGCTTACCATTAAAAAGTCTACCATCAGCAGCTCTAGAGGAATTTTCATACAGACCAGTTAATAAGTTAACTCCACCAGCTATAACATTAAATCCCATACCAAGTAGTTGAGTCCACTTCAATGCACTATCAGCTATACTAGTAGCAGTAACATAGCCACCCAACTCTTCAAGCTGCCTCTCTAATCTTTCTTTATTAGACAAAAATTCAGTCTCGTCTATACTCTTATTGTCAAAGTTATCTTGATTCTTTTGAATTAAATCCTCTAACTCTGCACGTCTCTTTTTTTCAGAAGGAGTATATACCTTAACTACTTTACCCTCAACAGCTCTTCTAGGCTTACCATAGAAAATATCTGTAGTATAATCCATAAGTTCAGAAATATGTTTAAGACCTCCCTGTACAGTTTGAGGATTACCATACTGATCCTTTATTTCCTTACCTGCTAGATTAGTTAAAATTCTTTTCCTAGACCCAAAGGATTCTTGAGCTAAATTAAGTATATCTTCAGTAGCAGACTTATGTTTATAAGCAAGAGCCTGTACAATATATAACCTCATCACATTGTCTAAATCAAAAGATTTCTCCTGAGCCAATTTATTCTCAGCCTCTTGTCTCCACTTTGTAATAGTTTCTCTATCAGGTTGTTTATTATTATCATTAACAAATCCTATAGTTTTCTCAGCTATATATTTCCGTATCTCTTCTTCATTATTAATTACAAAAGAAGTAGAGCTCCTTCTTCTAAATCTACCAGTACTAAGACTTTGTTCATCAGTTTCTATTGGAGGTGCATCTTTGCTTCTAACATACTCTGATAATTTATCTATAATAGGGGCAGCTCCTAACTTTAAAGGTCCTTTAAAAAACTGGGCAATTAAAGATTCTTTAACAGTTGGTAGACTATTAATCTGCATATTCCTTCTTTGAGACTCTGGAACCACAAATCTAAGTTCTCTTAAAGTATCTAATAAGTAAGTGTATAATTCATAAACAGGGGCATTGTTTTCAATCTGTTGAAACTTAGGATCATAAAATCCTGTTTGCTTACCATCTGAAAGTCTTACTTTTCTAGGAACACTAACATTAAAATTTCTTCTTCCACGTCTAACTAAGGTGTTACCTACTTTAACTTCTGTACCATCTAAGACTCTATCCAGATTAATAAATGGAGAATTCTCCTTTTCCCAAGCACTGAGTTGAAACTCCTGTTCCTCCAAACTTAAAGTTCCATCATCTAATGAATCTTTTTTAGCCTCTTTTAGTTCATTATACTCAGACAACAATTTTGTCTGATGATTAAGATAATATTGGTATCCTTTTTCTCCTAAGATGTCTAATAATTCTTTTTTATGAGCTTCAGCTTCAGGAGTATTTTTAATAGATCCGTCTTCATTGAATAGAATTCTAACATCAAAGAAAATTGTATTATCCTTTAGCCATTTCTGATAATTATCCCAATCCTTTTTATTCTTGGAATTTCTAGCTTTTTCTCGTAGTATCTTCTCTTCATCAAAGAAATCCTGGGAAAATCTATATACCAAATTACCAGTCTTGGAACCATCTCTTCTAAGTTGTACAAAAATATCTGGATTATTCTTTATAAAAGGATAGGCAGCCTTCCATAATTTTTCCCATTGCTCAATCTTTTCATCAGCTTCTCGCCTAGCAGCATTGTTAGCTTTAAACATAGCCTTAGAAATAGCTTGAACCATAGCATCAGGTACTCTAGATAAATCTAAGGTTCTAGATCTTAACCAACTTACATCAGAGATAGCTTTGAAAATATCTTCCTTAGTAAAATAAGGATGATTTAATGTAGATCTAACAAAGTCTAAGACATATTCAGCGGCTCTTTTATTAATTGGCCTAGAAAGAGAATCCATTTGTTCCTTATAATAAGAGAACCCATTATGTTTAGTTCCATCATCATCGGTCCAACCATGTTTAAGTCTCTCAGATTTAAGCTCTTGTTCAGTAAAAATTGGATGATTATCATCTCCAATATCATTTGAAAAATCTCCAATAGCTTGCCATAACTCTATTAACCTATTAGCTTCTTCTATTTCACCAATAGATAACTCAGCTTTTTGTGATAATTCCCGAACTCTTTCAATAGCCTTATCTCCAAAATATTTAAGATCCTCTATTCTCTTAATAGCTTTAGCTAATTCCATATCTTCTTCCAGTGATGTAATTCTCTGAGTAAGATCAAGAATCTGCTTATTAATAGATTTTTTCTTATCTTCAGAAGAAGCTACTTTCCTAGCATCTCTAAGTCTACCTAATTGTCTATTATAATCATCTAATTGAAACTTCTGAGCTTTTCTTACTATTAGAAATCTATCATTAGTAAGATCTTCCAAAGCTTCTTCTATAACTTCATTGGTTTCATCAGCATCACTAGCTTGATATAAAGTTATAATACTTTCTGAAATATTCTCAGGCTTAATAGGTTCTTTTTTTAGTAGTTCCTCAGCTTCTTTAAGAGAGGGGATTTTCTCCCCTGCTCTTAAAAAAACTGTGAAAGCTAATGTCTCACCATATTTATCTACTAGATTTTTCCAATCCTGAGAGTTTTTGTTAGGACAATTTGCCATATTAACATTGTTTAGTTCTTTCTGATGCTTGTGCTAATTCTTCCTTAGAGACATTGAAATCTTGAGTTGCACTAAATAATGTAACAGTATTTCCAGCCTCTTTAGCTAGATCTAGATTAGCAATTAGATCCTTATATTCATTACTCATAGCATCTACTTTTCTATAAGATTTAGTAGTGGTCTTTACTGCAGGTACTTTATTAGGAACCTGAGACTCTATTAAGTTAAGGATAACAGTATCCATTAATGCAGTAATCTCAGTCTGATTAATATTATCAAAAATACCTAATTCAGTACACAACTTAGTAAGTAGTTCTACTATTCTATTCCATATAGATTGACCTCTAGCATTAGTCTGTTCAGATACAAATTCTCTGAAGGCTCTGGAACTTAAGGATGAAGCAACAAATTCCTGTAAATTCTCTACAGCTTTAGTAACTTCATTATTAGAGATATTTTCTTGTTTAACTCTGGCCTTAAGCATAGTTCTAACAGAATCAAGAAGCTCTATAGATCTTTTCTGATTAACAGTTAGTTTATCAAAATTACCCTTACTATAATCAGAGACTACCTGATTCAATAATACATGAGTCATTTCATGAATCATAGTCTCTTGAATATGCCTATCTAAGCTCCATCCTTCTGGAGGATTAACCCTAAGCAGGATACTATTGGTATTTACATTATATCTTCCTGTAGTAGAGATACTCTTCGTAAATTCAAATTTAGGATCCACATTTAACGCAGTAGCAGTTTTACCTAATGACTTAGTGATAGTTTGTATAGTAGGATTCTCAGCATTTCTGTAAATCTCTCTTAACACTTCAACAGAACTATTACTATCTAAATGATACTTAGCTACATAGTTTCTAACTTGTTCATTAGGAATAGCTGGTATCACAGGGATAGTATTAGTATCATTAGCTTCTTTAGTATTAATTGCTAAATTACTTTCAGTATTATTAGATTCAAGAATAGATTCAGCCGTAGTATTTGGAGTAATATCTGATTGATATTCACTCATACCAAACGTACCTAATGTTGGAATTCTATTATAAGTAGAACCAGTATACTTATATAATACAAATCTACCTCCTCCTACATAAGCACTAACATAAGGATGAAATAATATTTCTCCTCCAAAGTCAACCCCTTTAACTAATCTAGAGGGATTAGCTATATCAATGGTCTTAGGCTTAAAGGACTCTATAATAGTTCTAGGACCTTTGTTAGATTCAAGAGTACCAGTTGTTAATACCTCTATATCATTGTCTCCGGCAGTCTCTATACTAGCATCTCCTACTAATTTAATAGGAGCTCTTCCTGGATTATGTTGCATCCATTGTTGCACAAATCCTGTCGCATCAGTTTCCAATGTATAGACATCAAGAGTCTCAGTATTATTAAAATCTAGATCTAATAATTTCTTACTAAATCCAAGCTTTTCTAGTAGATCTACTGGAATATATTTAACAAACTCTATTGCCTGTTGAATACCTCCAGAAAGATATGAATAATAGATTAGATCTATAGCTAATTGTCTAGTATTGATGTTATGAATTTTACCGTTAATCTCCGTCTCAATGTCTCTATTATCTAACAACATCTCAACAAATCCTTGATAAATATCACTTTCATCAAGATTTACCCCAGAGGCAGCATTATACTTAATTAAGGAAGGGGTGCCATTCTTTTGAACATTAGCAGCAAGTCTTCCCAAGAAAGGATTAGTTTTGCCATATGGAGTTTTTTGTAATGCCGATACATAAGAAGCTGTAGATATATTAGTGTTAGAATCTAAGAATAGTTGCTTCCTCATTTCTGAAGAATTCATTATACCAAACAATTCTGGTTTAGTAAAGATATAAGACTTCATTCCATCAAAGAATTGTTGGCCCAACTCTGCTTCTGCTGATGCAGAAAGGTTGTTTCTATTCATAATTTCTAATAATATATCATTAGCATTTCTAAAGCTAAGAGAATTATAAGGAAATAAGGGCTTCCCTTTTATTCCACTAAATAACTTATTAGCTGTAAAAAGGGCATTTACAATAGCTATTCCCTGTATAGTTTCAGGAATAATAGGATTATTAGAACCATCTTTATAATCAGGATTAAACTCTCCTATTAATCTATAGCCATTCTCAATACCTACTCCTGTATCTGCATAAGCTATATCATTAATTTCCATAATCTTCCTCTCCTTACTCATAGTACCTATAATAGAGGTACCTAAGCCAGCAGATTCTACATTCACAAGGTTAGAAAGATTGTTAATAGTTCTACCTACACTAGATAGTTTGAGAAAATTATCCAGAACAGCCACTTGTACTAAACCATAGTCAGGAAGTTTTGCTCCATCTTTAATATAATTTATTAACTTATCAGTAGATAAATCATATAACCTTGCAATTGATTTAGATAGTTCCTCAGGACTTAGACCTAAATCTTGAGTATATTTATCAACTAGCTTGTTATATACCTCAATTTCAAGATTAGGATTATAATCTGACAATGATGATTGCGCAGCTACTAAAGCATCAACATAATCAAAAACAATATCTTGGGCTATAATAGCAGCTACTGAATCTTCTTCAAATCCTAGAGTGACCATTGCTTTGATACAAGGGAATGTTTGTGCATTAATATTTAATTTTGAAAGAATCTGTTCTTTCTCATTATCTACAGCAGCACTTTGAAAAGCCTCCATTACTTTTGAGACTAATCTCTTCCCTGATAGTGTAGCTGATCTTGATAAATCTCCAGTAGTTATTAGATTACCCATTGCAAACTTAAAGATATTATCACCATTAACTTTTTCTACATAGTTTAGCCCTTTCCCTTGAGCATTAGCAATAAACATTGCCGCTGATGAGAAAGTAGCTACACCAGCTTTACCAGCTATGGCGTTAATATATTTAGTTCTTTGGTAATCGGCAGTTAACCCATTGAATTCCTCTTCAGATAGTAATCTATTATTTCTATAAGTATCAATTTCTTTTGCTAAATTGCCTTCCTCTCCCTTAAGCTTTCCAAAAGATACAGGTGAAGCAATTTTACTTTGCACCTCAGAACTAGGATTACTCATAACTGAGAGATGTATATCTAACAAATTATTAAAATCTTTAGCTTTATCTCTGCTATTTAGCAATCTGTTTCTAAATTCCTCTTTGTCTAGAGCCTCTAACTCAGAGATGTCTTCACCAAAGATGGCACTTAATAATTCATCTACAGCTTCATCTTTAGTACCAGAATATCTTTTTGCAACAATATTCTCTACTTCTTGCTCAGAGAGAGTATCTAGTCTCTTAAATTTGCCATCTATTAGTGCTAATTGATATTGATAAGTATATAATTTATCTACATCAAAATCACTACCCATCTGAATTGTAAAGTCTCTAGAAGCTATAATAAGATCTCCTACATTTTCAGGTAGGAATCCTACTATTTCTATACCTGCCATAGAGCCATGTCCCTGAGTTGGGATTCTAAATCCAAATAGCTTTAGATATTCTTTTGGAAGTTTATTCTCATCAAGTCTTAGGAATCCATCATCGCCTCTCTTAGCATATTTTCTAATATCAATAAGGTTTCCCCTATTATCCCTAAATTTACATGGAGCTAGTACCTGAGTATTCCTTATAGTACCATCAGAATTTAGTCCTTGAGGTAATAACTTTCCAGTCCAGCTTGAAGTGAAAACTATATCATTCTTAACTCTATCAGAAATATTAACTTCCTCTTCTGATTTAATCTTAAATCCTTCCTCACTTCCAAGGACATAAGACATTCCAGGAATTTTAATCTTACGAACTCTATTATCTACTATAGAGAGTAGTAATGCTTCATATTTATTAGCTGAAGGTAATGCCCATAGAGGGAATTTAAAGTTTCCATTATCATCTATAGTAAGTCCTATCTTATCATTAATTGGATAATTACGTTGGATAGCCTCTTCTTGTAGAATCTTAGCTAATCTATAAGGATTTATTGTATTAGTCTCTTTATTATATTCTAAACTATTTAATAAATCATCCAGTTGTCTATCCCATATAGATTTATAAAGATTAATATACTCTTTCTCTAACTCCTCTCCTGACATTTCCTTGCCATGATATTTAAAGCCTTTAACATTTCTTAGGTTAGAGAATAGTAATTTTCTTTCTTGAGTACCACCATTAATTCTATCCTTATCCTCATGATAAGGCACTTCCTGCTGGATTTTAAAGCCTTCTCTGTTTAGAAGTATTGGTTGTAAATTCTCCAAAGACTTAGGAATGATATCTCCTTTATTATCCCAAATAGTAGGTCTATTAAGAGGGGCACCTACCTTAACAGCAGATATATAGGCAGCCCTATCTACTCCCTGAGACTCCATAGCTTCTCTAAGAGCATCTATTTGTAATCCTTTAGTTAATTGAGGAATCAAAGGAAATGATGAACTTTTTACATAGGTTCTTACATCTACATCATTTTCAGCTAAGGTTCTATTATGTACATAAACAGGTTTTATAGGCTGTAATATTACATCAAGTTCATCAGTAGTGAACTCTTCCTTTTTACTATATTTATCTAACAAATTTTTATACTGGCTCTCTGGAAGTTTACCAAAAGCATACATAACATCTAGATGCTCTTTTAGAGTAGTTAGCTCTTGAGCATCTGTACCAGTTATACTACCATAGGTCTTAGAGTTAAAACCTATAGACTTATAATATTCATTAGACAATGAAGCTAATTCTGCATCATTAATCACTGCTAATTTATATGTCTCTGAAATACCAGACCAATCAGCCTCTTGACCAGGAGCAATATCTCCAGCAAGCCTCTTACCTATATTAATATAAGTATCTCTAACTATACCTACATAATCAGTAGGTTTAGTAGATTTTTCTTTTTTATAATATAAAGCAGGGTCTCCTGTGAATAGCTGACTTACATTAGCATTACTAATAATATAATTAATAGCAAAATCAGCGGCAGCAAATCTTTGTATATAAGATTTATCTTTAGAAGCTATTTGCTTCCTAATATATCCTAAATATTTATTATCAATGAAATTAAAGCTATCATCACTTAATCCTACACCTAGTTTATTCCAAACAGCAACTTGCTGGTCAACTTTATTGTCAAGTAGAGATTGTAAAGTATCCTTAATAATATTGATTAATTCTGGACTGCTATTGATATCCTTAAGTACTCTTTTATCTCCTATATAAGTATATAACTCCTCTATTTCATTCAACTGAGGAAATAACATAAAGAGCTTAGCCCCATCATTATAAGAAGCTACATTAATAGGAGATTCTCCATTGTTGGTAATAGTTTGCCATTTTAGGATCCTGTCAATCTCTGCTTGAACTAAATTATCATATATAAAATCTACCGTATCACTAGAAACTTCTCCATCTTCATTCAGAGAAATATTTACTAAAGGAACAGTTAGCAATATCATAGTAGTTTTATCAGACATTGTAGGATAAAACATCTTACCAATCCTAGTCCCATCTTTAGTAACAGAACCATTATTGGTAAACATGGTCATTTTAACAATCTCATGTTCAGCAGGAGAAAGAGTATTTAAATTCCTAGTCTCTCTATAGGTTTTAGTTCCAAGTTCTTTAATAGAATCTAGAGCTAAATAATCATAAGCAAAATTCTTAAAGAATAAAGATTCTGTATTAATCTCTGCTAATCCATCCTCATTATATACATACTCTCCTAAATCGTTAGTTTTAAGTAGTTGCTGTAACCAAGATGCTTTACCATTAAAGGAAAGCTTACTTAATCTAGTCAACAGTATAGGATCAGACATTAAATTAGTATATCTGTCTATTATGTACTTATCATTAGTATAAGAATAAACAGTCTTACTTCCAGATCTATGAGAGTTAGAGAAAATATGAGCAGTATTTCTAGCCTCTAAATTAATTAAAGCCTTAGCTATACTATCACTGAATAATACATTTCCTAACTCACCTATTCCCCCATCTGGTTGAAGTTTACTTACTAAAGTTCCAAATAGACTATTGTTTCCTTGAAACAGTTGAGGGTAAGTATATTTTCTACCACCATAAGTAAATTCTCCATCTGTTAAAGTTTCCAGACTCTTAGGAGACAAGACTATTCCTAATCTCTTAAGCCAAGTATCTAATTCACTTTGAGTAGGATAATGTTTCTTCTTAACCCATTCATCATATTGAAGAGTAATCTGTCTGGTTACCTCTGGATCATATATATATTCACCTTCTCTAACAGTTGTTAAGTCACTATTAATAAGGTTATTATACCATGCATTAGTAATAGTTTGTTGTATTGAATTAGCATTAGCATCCCACACTTCCATAGCGTAATTATCTTTATTAACTTTACGCCACATGGCAAACTTCATACTAACATAGTGCTTATTCATTGCTGTTACAAACTCCCTCTTAATCTGATCTGGAGCATTCTCAAGCTTAGCTAATAAATTAGTTAACCAAGGAAATACTTTACCATCCTGATTAATTTCAGTAAGTTTATTAATCATTGCTGCATAAGAAGGCTTAGTTCCTGCAAGCATGGCAGACAAACTATTATATACTATATCAAAAGGCTCAAACTGTGACTCCTGAGTTAAATAATTAGTCTTACCATTAGGAATAAATGAGAGGAACAACTTCATTTTAGCTGAAACAGTGTCCTTGCTATCTAACTCTAAAGAGTAGGTATCACTGAAATAGTTTCTTTCATGTTCAGAATTATCTTCTCCAAATTCAGCTAGAGAATCTATTTCAGAATTTTGTACCTCAGATACCTTGAATCCACTCCTTTTAGCTAAAGTATTCTTTACTAATCTCTCAAGATTAGACCAATGATCTAGATATTCTTGTAAATGTTCAACAACTTTAGTCTTATTAGCTTGTTTGGCTAATTGCAGTTGTCTCTCAAACCAATTTTTATTCGCAGATAAAATAGATTTAATTTTTTCAGAAGATAATGTTGCCTCCTCAGATCCTATAAGAGCTCTAGCTATCTTTTCAGAGATCATATTAATAACCTGTCTCTGCATAGGAACCTTAATTATCTTAACATTAGATGTGATTAAAGTTATACCTTCTTGAGTTGTACCAAAATCTTTATAGGCTTCCTCATCCAAGAAAGCTTCTGCATTATAAACTAAATCATCGTCATTTAAATTAGTTTCTAAAGCATCAAGATCTATATCTCCTTCTTGTTTAGATACTGGTGTATTCTCAATAATTTCTTTCTTAACAGGAACATTACTTCTTGCTGCTTGAGCCTTTGCTTTAGCTGTTTGTGTGTCAAAGCTAACTGAAGGTTGATTAAAATATACATAATTAGGATTCTCTTCAGTTCCTAAATTCCAGCTAAGTACATTTGAAGAAGTATGTCTTTTTACATAGGTAGTATAGGAAGAGGATTCAATAGCAACTAAATTATTCTCTCCTATAATAGGAATATCTACTTTATCTTTATTAATTAATGTAGAATTACCATAGAAATAACAACCTTGCAAATGATCCTCCAAATTATCAAGAAACTCTTGTTCTTTTAAGAAATTTCCTGTCTGATGATCTAACTTAGCAGTAGCTATATTTATTCCTGCACCTCTAGCTAAAGATAATACTAGAGAATTAGCATTTTCTTCAATAGAAATAGCTCTGTAGTCACTAGGATTAGAAACTATAGTATTGACAAGATTCATCTTATCAGCCTTATGAACATAAGTAAATATGGAAACATAATTCTTAATACCATCAGTGGTTCTAATATCAAAATTAACATTATTTCCAGCACTGTTCTTTAGCTTAATAATCTCTTTAATTTTGTCAACAACTTGCTGCTCACCAGTATTTAGTTTCTCGCCCTTTTTAGCTTTTATAAATATTCTAATAGCCTGTGAAATACTTGATACTTGTTTAGAAGTTAATAGATTTCTCTTTAATGGAACAGCCATTGTAGAGCCATCTCTAGCTGGTAACAAAGCATAAGTATATCCCTCCTTTAAATTTTCAGGTTTATTTAGTAACTTGTCAACTTTAGTAGTAAAATCACCATTTTTATAGATCGCAAATTTAAGTTTATCATCTGGGAACGCTTCTAAAGTTGAAATATATTGATTATTAACAGTTCTTATTAAATGCCCATTACTAATATTAGTAATTCTAGAAGTTGTAATAGTACCATTATATATAGCTTCTCTGAGGCTCATTAAATTATCTCTATCAGCAGCTAGATTCTCCTCTACAACATTTTTAGAGTTAATCCAATTAATATCATGCACAAATCCTAGTGGACCCTGTACAGTCTCAATGGCTATAGGTACTAATGAAGCAATTCTTTTAGTTTTATCCTCAGGTGAAAGATTACTATTCTCAATTTCATCTTTAACAGCTCCCCAGGTACTTTTAGTTCCATTATAATATACTGGAATATTAGGGGAATCATTAATAACAAAATGAATCAATTCATCTCCTCTTAATCTGTTAGGATCAAGAATTAACTTAGTTACATCATTAAGAATAGCACTATTGCTAGCACTTACTTTAGAACCATTTTTAACTAACCATTCTCTACTTAAATAAGCCACTAATCCAGCTCCATTGGGAGATTTAAATTCCTTAGGATCAGATGTATTTATAATATCGTTGACTTCTTTTTCAGTATCGGCTGTTTCTATAGTAATACCTTCTTCACTAAATATATTAGAATCAGAACTAGATGCAGTTACTACCTTATCAGTTTCTAGTGGTTTATTCTGCTGTTTGAAAATATCATTAAGTCTATTTATTAATTTATTCAGTGCATCAATTCTAGCTGTATTAAACTTATTAGAAGGTCTTTTTTGAATATCTTGAATAGCTCTTTTAATTGCTCCAATACTAAAGTATCCACTGTCTTCAAACTCAGGATGTAGATTAATATCACCTTGTTGTCTAACATCCGCTTTAGTCATTTTGAAGAATCTTCTATTCTCAACATTTTTAGGAGATCTATCAAAATAATCAATTCCAGTTATTTCCTGTAATAGTTTATCTACCAAGTCATTATCAATAGGAGCTTCTTCATCTAAGGTTTTAGAAGTAGCTATAGCTTCCTTATTAGCAGTCTCTTGCTCAACTTCTTCAATAGCTTGTTGAGCTATCTCATCATTACCTGCATCTTCTTTAGCCTGATTAACTATAGTTTGCTTCTCTTCTGGAGATGAGGCAGTAGCGACAGTTGAAGATATTTCCTCTTTTACAGCATCTTTAGTTTGTTTAACTTCTTTGGAAGCTTCTTTTTGTATGGACTCTATCAAAGACTTCTGCGCTTGGAGATAATCCTTTTGATATTCTGGAGATAGATACTCCTTAAACTTCTTATCAGAATCTTTAATATAATTAGCAGCTAATTCCAATTGAGACTTAGTATGCTGAACAGCTTTATATTCATCTAAAGACTCAAGAGTCTCTCTAGCTTTATCAATATATTCCTCTGACACATTAGTCAAAAGATTAGATTTGCCAGACTCCTCATCCATAAGTTGCATCATTTCCGCAATTTGAGGATAAGCAGCATTTACTTTATCATTGAGGGCCTTTTGATGTCTAGATAAATCTTCTTTAATATTTTCCACAAACTTCATAGCAGATTTGTTCATTAATCTATTATGAAGTAATTGAGAAGCATTTGGATATGCTGAATAACTCAGATACATTTTCTCAGCTTCTTGAAGATCCTTGATTCTTTGCTCAGCCTGTTGTCTATAATCTGGATCATATCCTCTCTCAGCTGCTTGTTCAGGAGAAAGACTAGCTGTGTCTTGTATTAATCTCTCTAGCTGCTCAGTAGTCCCATTTTGAAAGGCTTCTGTAGCTAAAGAATTAAACACTCTTTCCTTAATATCTGCTGTTAGAGTCTCTGCATTAATATCAGCTGCAGCTTCAGTTCTATTGATTTCAGCAGTTACTAAATCACTTAGATGAGCCTCAGTATAGGAATCTAGAATCTTTTTCTGCTCAGCTTGAGCTTTAGCATACTCTTCCTTTCTTTTCTTACCTAAAGGATCTCCTGAGATAAGATCACCAGCAGCTCTCATTACATTTCTTTGTATACCACCAGTGATAAATCCCATAGCACCTTCAACTAAAGCTTGTGTAGAAGTACCAAAGTTTAAAATTCTCTCAGTAAGAGAGAGCTCTGCATCTTTGGGAGATAAAGCTCCTCTACTCTTATTAACTTGGTACTCTGCCTCAGATTGAAGAATATTTTGACCTATTTCTTCAGCTCCCTCTTTAGTCATTTGTAGAAGGAAATTATCTGAAGAAAGAGTTTTTAGATCTTTAATTGCTTGAGCAACTCCTTTATCCTTCAGTAAATTTCTAGTTTTACCTATACCTTTAAATACTCCATGTATACCAAAGGCATCAGAAAGCATAAAGATTCTATTCCTATTAACAAATTCAGTCTGTTCCTCAGCTAATTTGTTATTAAAATCTACGTCATTATCCATTAATTCTTTAGCTTCTGCTAAAGCTTGTTCTACTGTATAATTAGGAGTATCTTTATTAGCTTCCAATAGCTTAGCTGCATTATCACTAACATACTGCATTCTGGCATTATCTGCTACTTCAAATGCCATCATTTTGCCTTCAGCATCGTTAGTTAACATACCACTAACTAATGAATTAACTACTTCTCCAGAAGGCCCAGTTGTTAAGAAATTAAGGCCTTTATCTAGACCTTTAGCAATCTTATTAGTCTCTGCTAGTTTACTTAGATAAGCTGCTGCTCTAGAAGCTCTTAGAGCTTTGGTTCCTAGACTTAATCCTTTACTAATAGCTCCTCCCGGTACAGCAAATCCAACCATGCTATCTAGGCCACTTCTTAGAGTAGACCATCTAAAAAAGTTATCTGAAAAAGTATCTTTTCTTTCTCTTTCATATATAGGCATGGCTCCATATAGAGCCTCCTTAGCATCAACCATAGCTTGGCCAAGCCAATTTCTTTCTAGTGTATCTTGCCCAGAAAAAACTTTACCCCATTCTTCAAAGTCAAGTATATAACTAAAATCTTCTACTGCTGTAGCAAGTCCACTTAAAACACCGCTAATAACAGCATTAGTGGCTTTTAATAAATTAGACTGCTGGTCTGCTCTAAAATCATTAATATTTTGTAACTGATCTATTCTAGATAAATCAGCATCATATCTGCTAAAATTTGGAAGTTGGTTACCAACAGGTGTGTAATCAGACATTTCATCCTGACTCTTCTTAGCTAATTGACTATAAGTATCTACGTCAGTCTTACCAAGAAGATCTAATAATCCCTTGTCAATATTTACTTCATACCCATCAGTAGCCTGTTTATCTACACTTTTAAGTCCTTTTAATCCTTGGGTCCCTACTTCTCTGGGATCATCTATTTCATATGCCATACTAATATGTTTTTGAAGAACTTGTTGACCTTACTGGAACAAAATCAGCCTGTTCTTTTGAAAGAATGTTAACTATAGCTTCTGATAAATCAGCTACAGCTTCTCTCCAATCATTATATATTACCTCCCCATTACTAGTGATAGGTCCTTCTGGTTTATTAGAAATAAGATCTTTTATAATGCCATCATATTTCCTATATGTACCACCATACAACGGTTCTAAAGCTTCCGCTGGCACTTGATAAGCTTTTTCTCCATCACTTGCTACCATACCACTTTGAGGACTATATACATAAACTATATCATCATTCTTTAGAAAATCTGCAGCATCTTTACCATGAAGTCTATTACCTTTTTTATCTTTTTTAGGAGCCCCCTCATTAAAATCATATTCAAGGAATCCTCCTTCATCAGAACTAGTAAGTAAATAGTTTCTTATCTTACTATTTATATTGGAAGAATTTGGAATATTTGGATAGTAACCATTTTGAATGGTAACTAAATCATCTCTCTCTTTTAGTAGCTTATCTTTAGCCTCTTGAACAGTTAACTGATTAATTTCTTTATCATTAACTCCTAAAGCTTTTAATGCCTTAGCAACTGAACTTTGAGAAGTATATCCCTCCATTCCATATCCAGTTATTGATGATTGTATAGTAGGAGTATATCTATCAGTCACACTATTATCTATTTTACTACCTGGGTCTAATTTATTCAATTCTTCTAGTGCAGAATCTATTTCTTTGCCCCTTTGGATATTCTTAGAACTTGCTACAGGTCTGGAAAATACTCCAACTCTTCTTCCAGGTAATTCAGAGGCCTGATTTTTAAGAGCTTGAGTATATGCAATTTTATTTATATCGGCCGTATAATCATCACTAATATTTCCAAACTGCTTAGTACCAATAGCTTGACTTAATCCAGTGTTAGCATATTGAATTAATCTATTTATAGCTTCAGGATTATTGCCAAATAATTCATAAGCCCCAGAAGAAGCAATAACATTATCTCTAAGATCTTTAAGCATTAGAGCTCCTTCACTAGCAGTTTGGGCATCAATACCATCATCTCTCATAGCTGCTGCTACGTCGTCTGGACTAAACCCTTTTTGTACCATAGTGAAGTACTTATAGGGGAGCCCTGTCTTAGATATTTCCGGTAATTTTTGACTAATCCAATCACTGTAAGGCTTAGCTGCCATAGCTACTCTTTGAGCTATTTCATTACCACTGATTCCTTGAGGTATATATGAAGCATTATTTCTTCCTAAGTAAGCATCTATACTAGTTTGAGAAGGATCATAAGCAGTAATTAAGGATCTATCCTTGGCTGTCATTGCATTGTAAGCCTCCTTATCTTTCCTTTGTTGCTCCCATGCTTGAGCAATAGGAGCAATTTGTGCATTATAATCAGCTTTAAGTTTGCCCAAATTAGCTTTAATATTCGATGCATTAATACCTCGTTCATTTAAGGAATTTACCGCTTCATTAAGCCTCTGTGTATATCCCTGATATAATTGAGCAGCTTTACCATTTGGATTCTCCATAGCTGCTAATTCAACTTTTTGTGCCTCACTTAATAGTTCATCTGCTCTTGCTTGGGCCATCTCATGTTGCTCTGTTAAGTATTGTGGAGCAATCATCATCTCTTGAAAGGTAGGCAATTTCAACTGAGAATAACTAGCCCTATCATACGCGTTTACAGCCATTATTTCTTAGTTTTAAGTTTACCACCTTTACTTCTACGATACTCACCCATTGTAGTATAAGGGAACATTGATTTTAAAACATTCTTATCATACATATACCTTGAAACATCTCCAAAGGTATCTCCTATCTTAGATACGGCCTCTCTCTGAAGATTTCTAGCGGCAGCTCTATTCATAGCATTAGCCTGAGTCTCTTGTTGACCAACCTGAGCATTAAACATTTGTGCCCTAAGATCATTTTGGGCATTCATTAACTTAGCCTGATTACTTCTAGTTTTACTATCAATAAATCTTCCATAGTTAACATCATCAGCTTTAAAATAAGCATCTCCAATAGCATTAAGGAAGTTTCTATCAGCTGATAGTAACCCAGCTTGTGCAGTAGCCCTATTACCTCCAGAAGTATTTATTATACCCCTTCTAGTCCCTCCAGCTTGTGATCTAATCTTATTAGCTATGTATTCCCTGTCTATAGGTTTATAAGGAAAGTTAACATCGGCTTTATCAGAAGGATCAATAGCTACTCTATCAAACCTATATTGTTCAGGAGATTCATTCATAGCAGAAGATGCTAGTCCAATATTTGTAATAGCGGGAGTAAATAATCCTAGTTGAGAAGCAAAATCACCCCAATTAAAATTAGACCTATTAGGACTGGTAACACCAGATTGATAGTGTTTAGCCAGACCGGTATCTTTCACTATAGGGGTAGTAACTAATTTTTTATCTCCAGCTAAGTTACCCATAGGTACTTCAGGAATCTTTAGTTCATCTCCATTAGCAAAAACATTTGTCCCCTGGCCCCCTCTGGTACCTGGAATATAATTATTAAAATGAGTATTTGGCAAGTCTCCTCCAAAAGCAAATGGAGTTATTTGATTACCAATTACATTAAATCTGTTCTGTACGTTTCTAATAGGTCCTCCTAATGCATGCCACTTAGCAGCATTTTTAGCAAAATTAGCTTTCTTGACCATTGCAGGTGAGTAATTTTCTTTATTAGCTAATACTTGATTAGCAAAGGCTTGTACACTCTTACCATGCTTAGTAGCTGCTGCTGTAAAGGTTCCTTTTTTAGAAGGTTTGATATGAATTCCTCCTCCTTTAGCTAATACTTCTCCTAATTCTAACATATTAATATCATTAGCCGTGTTGTTAGTTAAATCTTCGTAGGCTTTTAAAGATTCTTGAGAGTCTCTAAGCCTGCCTAAAGAAGCATTAATCCCTCTCCTACTAATAGGATCATAAGGTCTTTCCTTTGCATCTTTAGTTAAATATTCTGAAGCCTTTGCATAACTCTTATTAGTTATTGCTTTAGGCAAATTAAATTGCGATGTAAAATCTTTTCCAGGTTTAAGTCGGTTTGAAAATATATAATTATTCCACTTAGTTTCACCTTCCTCTACTAAATTAGGATTATTCTGGTTGTCAGTACCTTGCAGAATTCCACCATTAGGATTTTCCTCATGAGATCCTCCATTTCCAAATGTAGTTAAACCATCATTAAAGTTGCCACCATAAGCATATAAACTACCTCCATATGCTGAATAGTTTGATAAAATATTACTAGTAGCTGCAATGTTTAATTCCTCATTAGCAGCATCAAATTGATCTGCCATTTGAGCATTATAACCCTCTTCTTGTCGTCTCCTCTTAGCATTACGTCTGCGGCGACCCCATCCACCAAATATGCCAGATAAAATTCCTCCAGTAGCTCCACCAATTACTGCTCCCATAGGACCAGCAGCAGATCCAGCTTGTAGTCCACTACTAAGTCCAGATAAAACATCACTAAAGCCGCCGCCTTTTTCTCGGCCCAGGTTTAATCCATTAAAAGAATTAATCTGATTTAAAAGATCTGCTTTTGAAGTTGCAGAAACTTGTGCCTCAGGAACTTCTTTAGTAGTATTAGACATGCTTGAGACAAGTCCTCCAGCTAAATTAGCTGCTCCCCCTATTGCTCCAGCTATTTGAGAGCCATCAGCATTTTTGAGAGAATTAATCATTCCCTTTCCTGACCACCCTCCTAGAGCATAAATATTGTGTCTTAGTTTTTTTGCCATAGTTAATATATATTTATATTGACAAATATATATAAAATATTTAATATATCCAAATACATAAATAAAAAACTTATAGGGTATACATTCAATGATATATACCCTACAAGTTTAGATTACAGTATAGTTGACTATTATATCATGAAGAATTAATCTATTATCCTCAGATTGGTCTGGTCTATAATGTAATTTTACATGAGTCCAAGGGTTCCTAATTCTATCTAGAGTTCCCTGGCTTCTAGGTAAGGCAGATCTCCATACTCTAAATTTCTTTCTTAATTGAAACTTATCCTGATTAGCCCAATCAAATACTCCATATTGAAACTCATTTTCACATTCAACTTTATCTAATGTTCTAAATGGGATATAAGAATAACCATTAGGCTTACCTCCCTGAAGAGATCTATAAAATCCTTCCTCAGTTATTCTATATTTAGAATCCTCAGTAATTCTAAGGGTTGGATCATATCCTCTCGCAAAACAATCAGCTCTAAATTCAATATTATTAAATACCTTATCTAGAGGTTCATCTGGACAAACTATATAGTCAATTTCAGATGGATACATATTCCCAAAGAATTCATTAAATTTTCCTACGTTTTGTAAATACAGTTGGGTCTTAATACCAGTATTTCTAACTGATATAAAATCGTCTTGATAGTTAAACATAAATGGTATATTACCATAATCATAAAAACTTGTGAAGTTACCCATTATTTCAGAGTAACATAGACAAGTACTACTATTAGTAAAGTATATATCATTATGCAACTTATCCACTGAGGTAGAGAAAGTATTCATCTGATTAGTATCAGAACCTCCATCAGAAGTTCCTATAACTAAGGAACCATAATCAGCTATATTATTATTACTCCAAGTTTTAAATCCTTTTTCCACAGATAGGTCCATTATTCCAGATCCAGTAATTACATTCATGGTTTTATTTAAATCATCCATAAAATATAATCCATTCTTAGTCTGGTTAATAGACCATTTATTTTTGGCTCCTATCTGATTAGTAATATATCTATATCCTGAGACTTTATAATTATTACCAATTTCTATAGGTATCTCATCCGAAGTAGGTATTTGTACTCTACTATTAAATAATATATTTGAAATACCTTTATCTTGGAAAGCTATAATCTCACTATTTAGAGTTTTAAGACTATTTAAAGGACCTAAAGACCCTGCTAGATCTAGAGTTGAAGTTAAATTAAGATTTGTCCAAGAATCTACTAGTTCTCCATTACTTTTAGTTAATGACCATAGAACTTGTGTAGGAAATTTTGTAGATTTAAATTGCTCTAAATTAAGAGTTCTATAGGTAAAATAATTATCTCTTTGAGAATATACTTCATTAACTAATCCATAATTAGTATCATTCTTATCTCTGACATCTATATTATATCTATTTCTGTCATACCTTCCATCTAGGTTTATATAAGATTCACATAAGAAAGACACTACATTAAATACTTCTTGCACATAAGAGGTATCGCTAAAGGTTCTTAAACAGTCATATCTGCCCACAAATGTGTCTCCACTTAGATACTCTACTTTTACCTCTTGTCCCTCTAGGATTTTAACTGAAGGTCCAGCAGGCAACCATAGGTTATTATCTATAGCCTCTTTTGTATATCCACCATATGGATTCTTCACATTTCTCCTTAATTCAGCTAATATTAAAAATCTGGCATCACTACTTAATTCTGCAGCAGAGAATAAAGTATTAGCTGGATTGTTAATTTTAATATCATCTATATTAAGAGAATGTTTCAGATAACCCATACTATCTCTCCAAAAAGGAGTTATATATGTTAAACTATCAGTATCTCCACCGCCTCCTGGATTATAAGATGAATAAGCTAATTTAAAACTTTGAGTAGCTGAATCACCATTTAAAATACTTATAGGAAATTGAGGAGGATTAGTTGTATACTTCCAACCATTACCTCCAGTAATAGTTGTACTTGTACTTTGAAATCCTGGATTAGATTCAACATCTAACACTATCTCTCTGTCTAATGGAACACCTTCTGGAATCTTACCTACAGATGTACCTGATCCTTCCATTCCAGTTATGAAAATGTTGAAATCTACTGTGCCTTCTGCTGTAAACCCAGTACCAGAATTTAATCCATATGTAGTAGAAAAAGTAATCTTAAAAGAATTAACATATGTGCTAGGCCATCCAGCATCATTACTAGCGTTTACAACACTATATTCATAATCAAATGCAGCTTCAGTTTTATCATTACCAGAAATATCAGTATAATACGGAGATTTAGTAATAGTTAAGGTAATCCTGTAGTTAGCTAAGTTATATATTGTAGAATCTTCTTTGGCTAGTGTTCTAGTAGTCTTCTTATAAAATTCAGGAATAACTAAAGAGTAATTAACTCCTTCCTCCTTGGCTTCTTTAAAGGAAAATACTGCATGACTATTAGATTTAAACTTATAAACAGCAGGTTTAGGAGCAGCCTTAATAGAGTTTTTTCCTGGGAGATATTCTCCAACTACATCAGCTAAAAAGATCTCATCAGGAGCTGTGTTGTATGTTATGGTTCCACCATTATCTACTGAAGCTGTGCTGTAAGGAATTAGGGATTCTGTTCTAAGTACTTGTTGAGGTTTATATATTGGAAGAGTTAAAGATTCTTTAGTAGTATCAAACATTAGATTAGCTAAAGAATATTGTAACCATCCAGTATTTTTACTCTTTACATCGTAATCTTTAGCAGCAGCTCTTGAATCAAAGGAGAAACTTTCAGGACTAAATATAGGTAATTGAGCATAAGCTTGATTTCCTTCATCATTATATTTTAATCCAGCAGCAGTCACTCCTACTTTTAACTTAGATCCAACTTCCCAATTAGTAGCTGTATCATAAGTGCCCCTACTAATATATCCAGAGGAAGCTCCTTCAGTATCACCTGAAACTACAGTAGCACCAATGCTAGAGGATGAGGAGGATAGTCCAGCAAGACCTGCAATAACACAACTAGTATCATCTAAATATGAATCTATAGTCTCATTATATTGTAGCTCAGGGCTCCAAAAAGAGACTATATTTTCATCTATAAAAGGTAAGCAAGCATTATCTAAAGTCCTGGGATTATCACCTCCTATTTCTATATCTCTAGGCCTATTTATAGATGGAGCAGAATTTCCAGTATGATATCTAAATATAAATGGATATTTATATTCATTATTATTATCTGAACTTATCCCAAAAGCATGATAGTCATCAGCAAATTCATATCCACCAGCTGGGGTAAGGAAATGTCCGGAATTTAAATAAGTAGGATACCAATTCTCTGGAATAAATGCACTAGGATTACTTACCTGAGTTACCTCTTCATTGATAAAATTTTGCCCTAATTTATAAGGTCTTGCTACATGATCTACATAGGCAAAAGAGTTATTACTCTCCCTCTTTCTATCAAATCCTATAGTACTTGTTAACAATCCCTGAGCAATTACAGTCCTATCTGATAGCTCAGGCATTACTACTATAGGTCTAACTCTTTTATATCCTTCATTAGCAAGAACCTTAGTCATTAAGGGGTCTAAAGTAAGAACTCCTTTATTTAAATAAAGAAGGGTCTCATCTCCTTTAACTTCAGTTAAAAAAGGTTTATCACAGAGCCTATCCCAAGATTTTTCAAAATTGTTTCCTCCTAGATATACAGGATCAGACCATTTACCATTGGCCCTTTGAAATTGAACTCCTAGTCTATAAGTCTGTCCACTTTTAAAGTGTCTAAAATCTGATGCTTTAGTAAATAAGGATTCTGGTAGATAAGTATATAAGCCATTTTTAGCAAAGTCTTTTTGCTCTATAGCTATAGGGTCTCTATATTCCCAATTAAATACTTGGTCAGATATATTATCTAAGATTATTTCTTCTTGAGAAGCATCCTCTTGGATCTGTATATTACCTGCAAATAGAGTATTATCCTTGGAAGTAATAGTACCAGCAATTATCTCTTCTCCACCAACATATAATAATTTGGTAGAATCTATATCATCACCATAATAACCAGTATCTTGAATAACAGCAGTATCTCCCACTATCTTATAGTCAATTACTATTTTAACAGTGGGAGTAGCATTCAATGAACTTCTATGAATAGAGTATACTCTAAGATATTCAAAATTAGTATCTATATTATTTATATTAATAGTAAAACTATTATTAGATACAGATTCTCCATCTAGAGCTCTATCTGAAGCAGACAAATAATATAAATCTGATGTTTGAAATATATTTGACTCTGGTCCACTTATATTGTAATAAGTAAAGGCATACTGGATTACTCCAGCAGCGAATTGACCACCAGTATTATTTTTAGTAATAGTAACAACCTCATCTAATGATAGATCCTGAGAGAAATTAAATGAAGTATTGGTCCATTTATTTATCTCTTCTTCATCAGCTGCTATATTAATAACTCTTAGTTGATTTTTACTATCAGTCCAGTAAACCTTTTGAACATATTCAGTCTCATAAAAAGGAATACATTCTATAGGATGTTTAGTATCAAATCCTAGATCTCCTTCAAATAATTTAACTACATTATAATCTTGATCTATTCTGTAGATCCGATCAACAGAATTATTATTACCTATAGATAATGTAGTAAATATAACTATATAATTATTCAGTACCGTGTAGCCTATACAAGTACCATTTAGTTCAGCTCCTCCCTCAGGATTTTTTAAAGGAATCTGAAGATTCCCCATCTCATTTTCTATACTCATGAGAGTATTAGTCTCTCTAGCAGTAATCCTAATATTTCTGTTATAAAAACTTAAATTAGGAGTAAACTTACTAACACTAATATCCTGATTCATGCCAGTTGGCACCAGTTGAACTCTCTTAATTTCCATATTAATGTCTCTTTAAAATCTCCTTAGCACCAAGATTTCTGAATCTATTAAAGTATTCATTGTCTCTTACTAAGAGGGTCTTATACATATTACAGAAGGCTTCCATATCTGGTAACTCTAGTCTTCTAGCATTAGTTTCACATGCCCCAACTGCAAATGCATATTCTTGTTGAGCATCTTCATAAACTTTATCTGATACCTTCTGATGCCTCCATAGTATTCTAATATGTTCTTTTTCAATATAAGCTCTAAGAGCTCTAATAAAAGTAGGATCATCTGGAATAGCTACTTCATTATCCTCAGTCAATGGAATAGCCTCATATACCATTAGTAGTTTTCCTTTCTTGACTGAAGTATAGATTACATCCCCTTCTATTTTAAATGTATAATCAGCTGATCTACTATATCTATCATTATCATAATCATAGGTATAGTTGTCTCTAGTTTTTAAATCTGGATAAAATTTCGCTATAGTATCAGTTGCAGTTCTAGCTGGAACTTGATTTATCATTACTTGAATAACTCCTACATAATCTGGAGGTAATTGACATCTATAATCTACTATTTCAGTTTCTAAATGCTTCTCTTCAAATGTGTAAGGTAATCCAACTATATTAATAAAATCAATACAGTAATCAACTGCAGCTTCATAATTAAGACCATTAAATAATGAATCTCTTAATATCTTATCAATAACTATACGAAAACTTGTGTATTTAGCTGCCATTGTATGTACAATTAAAGCCATCTATAGTTCCATTCTTAGCTGCTTGAGAGATTAAACTCTTTAGATGCCTAGTAGGCTGAAACAGCATATAAGTTTTATTTTTATATTTGGCTTTGGTTTTGTTATAAATAATTCTAAATATATTTCTTTGCTCAGTTCTAACAAGAATCTTATTATCTCTAGCATCTTTATGTTCAAACCACATTTTTAACGTAGTTGCCCAATCTATAGGGGCCTTGAATACAAACTTACCATTCTTATCTATTCTAGGCTCTACAATATACTTTCTAATCTCTAACGTTCCCATTCTATTAGGAAATTTTATAGACTCTCCTTGGGATAATAGAATACCTAGTTTAGCATTAACATTCCTAATTATAGCAAAGTATTGTGATTCTGATAGAACAAATTTTTTGTATGAAGGTCTATTTTTTCTATAATACTTAAAGGCATCATAGACTCCATATGAGTTGGTAATTTTATGTACTCTAGGCTCATGTACCTTTTTAATCTCGTTTATAAACTCTATATAATCATCCATTATTAGTAGTAGAAGTAAAATCATCTTTAGCATTATTTAATCCATCCTCAGGTAAATAATTAGCTGTTCCTAACTCTTTAATAACTAACTCAAGAATAGGAGTGACCTGAGCCTCCTCAATTGGGAAGGGAAGATCTATTAAATCTTCTGGAATGTCTTTTTCATCCATAAAATTTACTATATCTCTTGGATCATCTAATACTGCATTAACTATAGCTTCAGAAGGTAAAGTTACATCTGAAGAACTTTTCATTAGAAGATATTTAGAATAATCAAAGGCACAATATATGCAATTTTTAATCCACTTATTAATTCCTATATATTTGAATCTATCTATAGTAATTAGATTAAAGTCATAGGTAAAGTTGTTTACAGTTCCATTCAAAACTGGACTAACTGAGGACTCTAATTCTATGCCATTAAAATTGATTATATTTGGAATGGTCTTTTTAGATTTAGAAAGGGAAGCAGTACCTAAGATGGTACTGTCTCCCATTTCTACTAATAGTTGTTGATAGGCTTGAAAAGGAACATCCTTTTTAAGATCTTTATATCTTTGTTTAAGTAAAAATGCTCTATATTTATTTAGCAAAAATACTACATGGTCAGTCTCCCAAACACTATCATCACTATTAATTTTTAATTCATCAAAGACCATATAAATCATTGATCTATATGTCTGCATTATCTTATATTATTAATTAATAAATTTTCCTTGATTTTTTTTGGAGTTACAGCAAGTCTAGCTCTAGACAAAGTTCCACACTCACATCTATATAGTTCATACTTATTAGTATTAGTATAATAGCTTCCCTCTAGACTTACATGCTTACTTCCACAATTTGGACATACTCTTTCAGTTGCTTCCATATATAAAGCTACATTAGGATGATTTTTAATATAAGGTCTTAGTCTTAAATAAACATTTTCTAAAAGTTCAACATCATACTTATTATATCTCTCCATTTCAATTAGAGCATCTTCCTCTCCATCTACACATCTGGACCAAAGTTCAAATGTAGTCTCAATCTTGTTTGGGAATCCAAATTTTGTAGCCAAGAAATCAAGCTTATTAGAGGCAAAAGAGAATTGATTTCTTACTACCTTGTAAGTATCTACACTTTGATAAGGAGTAGGAGTAGGTATATTATTTAGTAGAAATCTAGTATTAATTCTAGGCAGATCAAATTTATCTCCATTATGAGAAACAACTATATCAGCTTCATCTAGTAATCCTTTTAGATTTAAAAGAATTCTACAATCATTTTCAGATCTAGCCTCTTCTGGTGATAGTCTATCAGAGTATATATTTTCTTCAAATAACCATTTAGCACTCCAGCATAAACAGTACCAATCACTAATAATTTTATCAATTGTGATATTTTGATTCCACATATTAAAAACAAAAGCTCTCAGAGGAGCTGTTTCAATATCTAGAATTAATATTCTAGGATATCTAGGGGACTGTTCTGGGGATGCCCTATAGATCTTTCTAGCTTTAATTACCTCTTCTGGTAAGGTATTAAGCCTTCTGGCAATATTAACATTACCCATTCTTAAATAGTAAGGCTTCCTTTTAAATAGTTCTGCAATTTCTTTACAATTCATATCTTATAATTTTAGTTTGAATTATAGGTATAATATAATAATACCCTTGGACAAATATAAGTAAAAAAACTCATATATCCAAGGGTATTATGAAAAAATTTATATAGGTATAAACGAGTGCACTATAACAATGTGCTCAAATATGTATATTTGTTAAAATCTGCACAGAAATCATCTAGCACGTTTACTAAGCCTGAATAACCTGGACCTATTAAAGATTCTTTAAGCCTCTCAGCTTTTCTAGTCAATACAGTACAGATCTCTTCTGAACTGGTGGACATAGGTATTATAGGATGTAATACATCAAATCCTGGTCTAGAATCGATGCCTATGGTTACTTCTCCTAGTTTGTCTGCATAATCTATAAGAGCATCCTTAATCTCATCTTGGGTAGTGTGCACTCCCTTTTTATAAGTATTCCAATGAATCTCCTGTATCTTCATATAGGAGCCATATAATTCATTGACAAATGAGATTACCTTTCCTATCAAATCATCCATATCTATAGTTTTAAATACTCTTTCTTTAGATTCTCTACATCATCAGATGTAAAAGTAACTCCAGCAATAGTAAACCTTCCACCTTTCATTCCTATAGTCTCTTCTAATACTTTAGTTAAAGCATTAATATCTAGATTCCCATTGGAGTCTGTTAATGCTTCCAAAACAATAGAATATTTAGGTTTTTCAAGCATATTCTTTAAGCCAAATACAAGCAATGGGTTTAGGTAACTAATCCCTAACTGAGATGTTACATTTTTTGCAGTATTAATTACTGCTAGCTTAAATTTTTCAATATCACTCATATAATATTATTCTGGTTTAATCATTGCATCTAATTCTGCCTTAATCTTAGGATTATTCCTCACTAAGTCAGCTAATTTTTCTAATTCTTTAAGCTTAGCTTGAGAAGCTTCTTTGAATTGATCTTTATGTTGCTTTAGTGTATCAATTAAGTTTTCTGCTGCCTGCTTACCCTGAGAAGTCTCAAGATATTCAGCACCAAATTTAGCACCTAAGAAAGAGTTGAAGCCATCTTCATATAATTTAGAAGCTTCAGCATAAGCACTATTCCTTTGTAATCCTTCTCTCTCTTCTGGAGTTAATGATTTAATAGTATTATTCAACTCCTCTAGTAGTCTTGGTTGAGTAGGAGCTGCTAGAGTTTGCTTACGAAGATTTTCTAATACTGCTAATTCCTGTCTAGCTTTTTGTAAAGATTCTTCTAAATTATTAGTGAACTGAGGCATAAGTATTAAAATTAAAAAGGTAGGTACTACCTTAAGTATAGTACCTACCTATGATTAAAAATTACGCTGAAGGAGTAGTGCTGGTAGTCACTTTAGGAATTGGAGTATACTCCGAATTCTGTAGCCAACTATTCATGTTTTCAACACACATAGCGCTGGTAGGCAGAACTACTTTTCCAGGAACCAAATACTTAGTAGCATTATCAGTGTATCTTTCAGATGCACAATTTGCTAACTGGAAGTATAATGGTTGAGTAGCTTGAATAATACCAACCTGCTTATCCAGAGATGCTATAGCTTGAGCCAGTTCTTTGTAATTAGCATTGATCTTAGCGTCATCAGCTTTAGACATCTGAACAGCAGCGGAATAGACTTCAGTTCCTACTTGGTTAGCATAGAGTTCACTGCCTAGTCTAGCTATTTCTGATTGAGCAGCAGCCAATTGCATTTGACAATTATTGTTATTGCCACCGAAGAGTCCACTTAAGACCCCGCCATTACCATTGTTGCCTGCTCCTAGAGCTAACAGACCTGCCAGTGAAGTACCTATGATACCAGTAGTAAGCCCTGCATTACCTTTTGCATTAGATGCATATTCAGCCACAATTAATAAAAGTTTTGTAGATAAATTGTGTTACAAATAAGATGTTACTATATATTTTGTGCACAAATATATTTCAAAACTCTTTATACTAGTCTAACTGTACAACCTGATAACGAGTACCATTAGTTAGTCCAGTAATAGAAGAACCAGTCAAAGCTGCAGGTGCCCCATCAATAAGAGTACCATTAGCAGCCACATTTTTGGCAGTTTCTCCTACTTCACCAGGTTTAATAATAACCTTAAATTTCTTACCAGAGGTTAGACCAGTAATACTTGAAGCAGCAGCAGTACCAACTCCACCAACTACTACAGTAGTATTCTGAGCCGTAATAGTGGTAAGAGGAGAGGTCTTACCTGCTGCGGTATAGCAAGCATTAATAGCTGTAATTACAGAGTTGATAGTAGTATGAGTACCATCACCTGCAGTCTTACATAGAATCACTAGTTGTTTCTCTGATGCCTGAGGATTCTCAGCTTCATCACTGAAGTAATAGTGAAGATCTAATACATCATAACTAGCACTTACATCTACAAGATACTTCGTATCCCAAGTATAAGGATAACCTACGTTACGATATACATCTCCTCTCTCACCCAGGAAGAAGTATTCCATATCTGCAGCAAGCGTACCTGTACCTAAACCAAGAGAGCCTTGATACAGATTAGTTACAGTAGCCCACTCTGCCGTAGCAGTACCATCTACAGTAATAGGTACAAACTGGATAACATAGTTAAGGGGATAGCCAGCTTTCTTACCAAGAACCCACGGTTGAGGTTTCTCAGTAACAATCATTTTGGCATTAGCACCAGTACCTTCAAGAGCAAAATCTAGAAGATCCTGATCCTCACGGGCAAAGTTCTTAACGCCTGAATTAACCAGAGAGCCAAGAACATCCTCAGCGGTGTCACCAGCCTTAGCACGATATGCACCAAGGAATTTAAAATATTGGTCCTCCGGAGAGCCAGAGCCCCAACCTCTAAATAAGATCCTCACAATGTAGTCTTGACCAGCTACAATGTTATCAGCATCAGGAATAGTAATTTCATCCTTACGCAACATATGAGGTTTATATTGCGATGCTTTTGCGAAACGAACCTTATCGTAATTAATATAGTCACTCTTTACAAGCTGACCATCAGCATTGACATACTCAATGAAGAAACATTTATTATCAAAGTTTTTAGCAGTTACCACTGAACCTTTGGCTTTACCCGTAGCATCTACTGAATTACCTACGATAATTTGTCTAACTTCATTTGTTGAAAAAGTTGCCATGTTTTAAATAAATTAAATTAATATTACTCAACTCTATTATTAACTTGAATCTGAGACTCAAGATCATTTCTCTTATAATCTCTAGTAGCAAGTTCTACTGCTCTGTTGATAACAGTATCTAATAGTAGATCATTACTTAGTAATGAATCTGGAAGTGTATATTGAGACTCACCTTCTATGGTAAGTCCTGGTATAATATTATCTAGATCAGAAATAATTAAAGCTCCAGGTCTTACTATATAGGAGAGATTGTATGCTGTAAAATCTTTACTGCTAATTAATGTAATAGATCTCTTTCCTTCAGCAGACATATCTAGTCTCCATGCTCTTAAACCATTAGGTTTCTTGAAGGGATCTTCTACTAAAACCCAGAATTCATCAAAAACAATAGGTTTTACTAAAATATTTCTGCCAGTTGAAAGAGTTACACTATCTCTAATTATCCACCATACTGAATCATCCAGTATACATTCCTTATAGATTAAGTCTTTGGTAGGAGGATTAGAGGCTGCAGTTAGATTTTGAATAGTCTCGCTTTTAACATAGTGAGACAAATATGTTCTAGTTTTTTCAGAAGAATCAAAGGAATCTCCTTTATTATTACCTGAATAATAATTATAAATTATTTCCTTATGAGCCTGTGTCAGATACAAGGATATTTCATAATCATTAAGTCCAGGGGAAGCAGCGCTCATTATATTATCATAATGCAGATTAAATATATCTCTAATCTCCTGTCCTGTTCTCATTCTATTCCCTTAAATTCTTAAGTTTAGCCTCTAGCATAAGCTTAACTTCTTGTCGTTTAGGACTATTAAGATATCTAGCAGCTACATCAAGTACTGGCTCTTCATTAACTTCACACAGAGGAGAGTTGTTTTCTACATTATAGTAATATTCTCCACGTTTACGAATGAGGCCATATTCAAGACATTCTTTAATAAAGACTTTGGTTTGTAGATAAGGATCCTTAGCTATAGAGACAAACAATTTAGGATTGCTCTGCATACATTTAAATGCCTGAGATTTAATGAAATCTAGCTTACTAGAACTAGCTATAGGCTTACCTTCAACTATCTCAACTACTAACTTAAGAGCTGCTTTATCATTAAGCAACTTGCCCAATTCAAGAGAAGCTTCCATAGCTAGAGTCATATTCTCATTAGCTTCAGCTATCTCTTCATTTTCAGAAACTAATACGAAACGATAAGTTTCTTTTGGTTTATTAGATAGGGCTTTTAAATTAGGTGCTACTATATCACTATTAGCTAATAGTACCTTATATTTAATATAATCTTCTGGAACTGCTAAATTGAGATAGGTATCATCTTTTCCTAGTCTTACAAAGAGATTTTTCCAATAGTTATCTACAGCTCTATATACAGATAAAGCACCAGATCCAAGACCCATAATTTCTTCAAGAAAAGCTTTCTCACTATTAGTGAGAACATTCTTAAATGCTCCAGAAGTTAGTTTAGGTACTGTAAGAGTAATTATAGCTGTTTCAGCTAAACCTCCATACAGAACATGCTTTGGATTAGTAATTACTCCATTATCTTTTTTAATATATTGGACTGTAATTACTTCATTCCTCAGACAACTAATTAATGGTTCAACAGTATCTTCTGAGCTCTGCTCCTTAATAGATCTAGTTGCTCTAGATGCTTTTATTTGAGGTTTAGCATTTATTTCTAAAGTCTCCTCACTCAAATCTAAAGTAATGTCTTTAGTTTCAGTTCTACTCATAATTCTCCCAAATTATTTAAAGTGAAAGATATTGGGGGATATTACTCCCCCAATACCTATTAATATGTTTATTCTTACGCAGCAAGAATGTTAGGAACAAGACTCATAACACGAGTCGGATCCAAAATAAATACACCCAAAGTAGACATCTTATGAATGACTGCAGAGTCTTCATCATAAGACATATATGGGTTATTCATCTGTCCAGTGAAAGGATTTCTCAATCCCCATTGATAACCTCTATATTCCTCTTGACCTTTAACTTTGGCAAGCTGAATATTAGGAGTTTCCATAGTACCGATGTATAGGATGTCAAATCTATAGGATTCGGCAACACCACCCATCGGATGCATAATTTTATTTCTTACTGGATCATCATATACTGGATCTACTTCTACTGTTACAATAACACCATTAGGTGCTTTATATTCAGTGAACTGGAAACCAGCGCTAAGAGCATTACTGTGAAGTTGACTCGTAGTCTTTTGAATAATAGCGGGGTTAGCTGCATTACCACCAAGATAGTTAAATGCGGTCCATCCAGAAACTACATCCAAAACAGCCTTATTAAACAAAGCTGCACCTCTTTCACCAGTCTTAAGTACGAAGCGTCTCTGACCAAAATCAAGTTTTGCAGCAGACAATTCATATAGAGCATCCTCAATAAGTTTCAGTGAGAAGTCATTGTAATACATGGTATTGCTATAAGCCATCTGAGCACGTAGCCCATCACCCATCTTAATAACATTACCAGACTTACCAAAGTTCAGATACTCACCATTTTTATTACGGTTGCTCTTACCGTACATAATAACATTAGCTTTCTGCTCAGCAAAAGTTTCCTCTACTTTCCAGTCAACATGGTGCATCCACATGGTATGCACAATTTTCTTACCATCTGCTGTAACAGCTGGAATACCTGCCAAAACTTTCTTGTTAAGCATATTGCCAGGCACTTTGTGATGGATCCGAATAGTAGAGAATTCATTGCGCATTGCAATAGGAGAAGTATATCTCACATCACCTACTTGACGAGACATAGTCGTCTCAACCGGAGCATATTCCCAACTAAATCTCTTACCAATTACTAGTTCCTCAGCAGGCATACCACCGAGTACACCACCCATGAGTTCTACCTTGTAGACAGCGTTGGTGCCCTCCATACGAGGCTGCCCTAGGATACGTAGAGGATAAGCTTCATTCTTTTCACCTACAATGACTTCACCATCAGCAAACCAATCTTCTGCAAATACTACATAGAAGGGTTCCCCATTAACACCTAGGTTATCAGAATCAGTTGTAGCTACCTCACCTGAAAGAGTACGAGCCTCAACCAAAGCGATATTTCTACGAGATGATCCAATTACTTCCCATGTGTAATCATTATCGGTGTCGAAGTATTTAACAGGGAATTGATTCAAATAAGTCTCAATGTTCTTACCTCTGTGAAAGGCTAGCAGCTGAATCATCAGGTTAGTTGCTTTTTGAGCCTCTTCTTTGAAAATAGCACCAAGGTGATTATCTTTAGTCAAACCTTTCCAGGCCTGATAATCAACCATTTGGAATTTACCTAATGCCATAATTTCTATTAATTAAGTTGTTTATTTATTAAATGTCTAATTTAATATAATTAGATTCTTTATCCGTGAAGAGATCATTACCACTATCTCTAAATGGATTAGTATTTCTTAGTTTAGATTCAAGACTTCTAATATTCTCTTTAGTTGTCTTGGCTACCTTAGGCTTTACTAGTTTATTTATATCTTTAAAACCATCAGTCAAGGTATAGAATAAGTTAAGATAATACTGTGCATCAATAGGATTCTCTTTAATATACTTCTGTATTGAAGTCATTAGATTACCTTCCTCATCCTTGTAAATAGGTTTAGTAGCATTCTCTAGGATTTTCTTTCTAGTAAGTTGATCTACCTTAACGCCACTTAATGGCTCTTCAGTATCAAGAATCTTCTTACTAAAAGTCTCCATTTCCTTACGTCTCTGCTCCTTAGCCTCTTTAGCTAAATCCTCCTGTTCCTTAAGTAAGGATTGATAGGAATGCATATAGTATTCTTTATTACTTTCTAAAGCTGATTTAGCATCTTCTATATCAGTACCTGCAGTAATAGATTTATCGACTTCTTTCTTGGCCCTTTCAGGCTTAAATCCTCTATTCAAGTAGTCCTGATAAATAAGATTCTCCCTTAGAGATTTAGCCTCTTCAGTATCACTACTAAGGTCATCTTCTTTAATACTATTTAGATAATTAATAGTCCCTTCGTAATTATTAATTTCATCGGGTTCTACGCCATTATCTAATGCTTCCTTAATCCTTCGTTGAGTCTCATCTAATCTTGCAGCAACTTGTTTCTCAATAGCCGTTGCAAAATCTTCAGGAGTCTTAGCTGTTTTAATTAAATCTTCATCAATGTCAGGAAGGATACCATCATCTCGTAATGAGGAGAGTATAGTAGAGTAGAACTGGGTACTTTCGGGAGAATTGCTACCTGATTTATCATCATTATCTGATGAGGCATCCTCCGTTTCCTGACCCTGATGTATATCATTATCATCTTCTCCACCTACTTCCTCCTGAGAAGTGCCAAATATATTATTTGGGTCAATCTCCTCATCGGCAGAATCTTTTTTTGTATCTTCTAGTCCCAGATCTTCTAGAGCTTCTGGTTGCTCATTTGCATCATTTTCTTCTTCTACAGAAGGTGAAAATAATTCATTTTCATCTATGAATGCATCCATAGATAAGTCAATTCCTTTACCCATAAAATCTCCCGTTTTAAGTTAAATTTGTATTGCAAATATAAGCACAAAAAATTAATAATACAATAGTGTAAATTTTTTACTTATATTTTTAGAAAGTGATTATTACTAAACTTACTCAATAGTAATACTTATTTCTCCAGAATTCTTATCTAAAAGATCTAAAAGGTTCATTAGGGTCTCTTTAGAATTAGATATATATCCACTAGAAGTTTTCTTTCCAACCAAAATACACCCAGCAGTATCTGCAACTGTATTACCAGAATGAATTAAAACTCCTTGAAAAGAAGGAACATTTTGCAGTAGAGGTACCTTTCTATTATTATATCTAGGAGAGAATTTAGGGGAATTATACATCTCTATTTTGTATGTTCCATAAGGAATAGCTGTCTCACTATAAACCTTTTGTTCACCATTATCAAATACTCCATTTTTGTTAAGATCTCTATTAGTATCTTCTAAAGTATCACAAAAGTATTTATTATCAATATAAAGTTCCCCCATTGTATATTTAGGAGTGAGCTCTTTCCTCTTTAATAGCAATTTCATGTTCTTTAGCAATTTGTTCTAATCTTAATTTTTTATTTAATCCCTCTAATTCAGCTTGTCTATGTAAAACAGGGCAACCAGCAGGAGGACATGTAGTACATTCATTAGCAGCTCTAATAATAGCTTTCTTATCTTCTAAAGCTACTTCCCTTTCCTCTAGAGTAGCCTTTAATGTTGCTACAGATCTTTCTAAAGCAAAAACTCTTTCATAAACTATATCTAATTGTTTGTTAACTAGATTAACTATTAGAGTTGCATTCTCAGTATGAGATCTTTCTAGTTCATCACTTGTTTTCTTACGGCCCCATTTAAACCCAAAGAAAGCAGTAGCTCCAGCTATAATTACAGGAGCAAGTAGGTTAGATAATACTGATTCCCACATTACTTAATTATTTCAACAAATTTGTTGTTACTCGATTTTACACAAGGATTTGAATCATCTATAGTCACTTCAATTACTGTATGTTTTCTTTGGAACCACCTTAAAGGCCAACACTTCTTAGGTTTAATTGTCTCCTTTTTAGAGTTAAATATTACATAGTGTTCATTTTCAAGAACTAGTGAATCTATCCTGATAATATTAGGAGATTTAACTCCTATCTGTAGTTTATAATAGGGCCTTAATAAAGTAGTATCTAAATTAACTCCCTCCTTAATAATAGAGTCCTTAGTAATTATAGAATCTTTAATGATAATGGATTGTTTAGAGTATTCCAATTGTCTAATTGTCTTATCTTTAATTTTGTTTTCTCTAATAATACTATCCATCTTTTTCATTATAGAGTCTTGCTCATTTTTAAATTGATCTTTGGTGAGCTGTAATACTCTGTTAATCCCTTCTTTAGCCAGCAATTCAGCTTTATAATTATTAGCCTCTATACTAACTTGCTCTTTTAATCTGGCATTAGTTTTAAGTAACCCCCCTATCAAAGATAGGAGGATTACCAAAACTATTCCAGCTATTACATATTTTTTCATTATCCTAAAGATATTGTTTTCCCATTCCAGTCTAATGTAGTAATATATTCTACACCATCTTGGAAAGGACCATTCTCACTAAATGCTATAGCAGCAATAGTAGGATTCGCTACAGCTGGAGTTGGATCATATAAATAGGAAGCATTAGTTCCAATCAATAACCCTGTAGTAGTACTTCCTCCAACAAACTCTACTAGAGCATATACTGCTACTGGAAGTTGATTAATTGTATTAACTTCTCCCTCTGCACTGTATCCATAGAGGAACACTTGCAATGGAGTTTGTGAACTAGTTGACATATTACCTACTATAGTAAATCTAGTCATATCACTTATTGGAATAGAAGCTCTTTGAGTTACATCAATCATTACTCCATTTCCACTAGCATTCGTTCCATAATCAGGAGTTACAGCTGAGGTATCATAAGGATTAATGCGAATAGTAGTTATCCTTTTAGTACTATTAGGATTGCTAGTACAGCTTATTCCAATATTAGGCCAATTCTCTACATTGTCTATATCTGGATTTACAAGAGTAGTAGGTTCATATATACCATCTGAAATTTCAGAGGGAACATTCCAATTCTTTAGAGCTAACGTACACCATCCATTAGTATTAGAAGGACCCGTAGTAACTCCTTCTGAATCTTCCCAAATTATTTCAAATTTATTATTAGGACTTGCCAATCCAATTGCTTCTTCTTGGTCATTAAAGACATTTCTTTTTGAGACAAGCAATGGTATGGATGAGCTTACTGAAGATTCAGGCAATTCCACACTAGCTAGTATTGAATTTGAATATGGTGGATCAGTTCTAGTATCAGTAGTAGCCTCACCTCCATCATTTCTGCCTGTTTCATAACATTGCTCCCAAATACCAACCTTGTTTGTTATACCATATTGAGTAAGAGAAATTGCTCTAAATTGTGTTGATCCATCTGCAGTACCTAATCCTATATAACCAAACTTATTTGAAGAAGATAAAGTATTGCCTAATACATGAAGTGACCAAGTATAAGTAGTATTCCAATTATCATCAGTTACTACCACTGACCCAGGTACACTAGAAGAGGTATTATCAAAAGTACAGAATATTCTAAAATCAAAGTTAGCTCTATAGGTAAATTCTATATCTACATTTCCAAGATTACCACAAGTTATGGAATTTTTGTTTGGATATAACGTAGCTTCAAACCTAGCTACCTGAGCCTGTTGATTTTGGTTATAATCTATTACAGTAGTACCTGCAGTATCAGCGCCTATTCTTTTTACTCCTTCAATCCTAAGATACTTAGGTTTAGCTATATTATTAGCAGCAAATGTAGCTATTACTGGATATGTACCAGGAGAATTAATTTGCATTGATTCTCCAGTAGAGAAAGTAATTCCAGAATAAGGAGTTCTGCCAGTAGTATGATTAGCATCATTATATTTATAAGCTCCCCAAACAATGGATTTAGCAGTAGCCCCAGTAGCACTTACTGTAAGAGTTCTAGTCTCTCCATCATCAGATATCTGAGTAGCAGAAGAATCCCAATTAATATATAGGCTATCATCAGCAGCTTGTGTCACTGTAACTATAGCCTCTTGAGTATTTGGATAACCTAACTGATTTAATCTAACTTTATACTCAGCAGTTCTGTCTTGTCCACTATTGTTACTATCTACTTCAAAGTAAAGTTTATTACCTTCTTTGACATTTCCTACTTCAGGAAAATGACACCATCCAAATGTCCAATTAGTACCAGGTTCATCAAAGTTTCCTTCAGCTGACCATGCAGCTTCTCCTTGATTCTTCATATCAGAAGCGGTAAATTCCCACGGATAAGATTGAGATTTACCTCCAGTAAATGATACGTCTAAATAACCAGACAAAGCCCCATTTGCTGTAATAGAACTTTGTCCATTATAAGCTAAATGTATAACAGGAATACTATCCTGAGAAACTGTCATAGTAATATCGTCAAATACTAAGGCTTGAGCAGGTACGGTATCTTGTGCTGGAATTTGAGAAGCCCATTCTACTCTAGTAGTCTGTTCTGTATTATAAGCATAAAGTATAGGAGTAACTTTTACTGTCCAGGTTCTTACACTTCCAGTATCATTATAAGGAGCTGTAATATCTATTTGTTGATAAGTGTCAATATCTCCATTATCTACTTTAGTGGGGACTCCTTTTTTAGAATTACCATCTAACCAGTATCCAGGATCATGTATATTAACATCCGCTCCTGTTGGAGCACCACTTATAGATAAGGTATATGGACCCTCAGTACTTACTATATCCCTCCAAACAGGACTAATAGTGGTGACTGCTAGAGCGCCAATATCTATAGAAGTTAAGGAAGCTCCATCACTTCCTACAGTAATATCCTTAGGCAAATATGGATAATTTGGATTAGGATTCTCTGCTGGATTCCTATAATCAAAGAATCCTACTCTACATACAGGAGCTTGCCATATTTGAAGAATTTGAGTTGTAAATGAAACTTCAGGGTCGGTACTTGATATAGCTATATAAGCATGCCGCCAAGTTTTATATATATTATCCCCCTCATATTCTCTTACTCCTCTAGGATCAATTAATACTTTAAGAGTATGAATCTCATTTACATCAGTAGATATCCCAGAGGTAGGGTAAGTTTCTGTCTGTACAAATTTAGCATAATTTTGAGCACCTGAAGTACCTGCAAATGCAGACCATTTCATATTGGTTTTAAACTGTACCTCAAATGTTAGTCCATTAGAATTAATATACAGCCAATTGTTCTCTACATTAGGATGTACTATAGTAGCCCAAGCAGGGGCTGGACCAACTCCTATATTAAGATTAGTAGATCTTTCAGGAGCTATATTAGTAGTTACTCCTTGAACTATTGCTGTCTTACTCCAAGCAAATTGATTCTCAGGAACATCTACCATTATAAGTGACTTAAATTGTCCATCTACACTATTCATGATATACCAACATTAGTAAGTTGTGCTTCTATAAATGTCTCATCAGTTGATGGACTATATACTCTCCATGTCATGTAATCACATGCTCTGACTAATACATAAGTAGTTCCTCCTTTGTAATCAAAGTTAGTTGGATATCCAGGATTAAATGACATCGTAAATACAGGCGCAGGAGTCTGTTTGACTGTAATAGTTTTAAGAGGAATCTTAGACCCTTCCCAAGTTCTATTTATATTAATATGACCAATTCTAGTAGTTAACTCCAAATCTGTATTCTGAGGATAATCTTTAAATTCTTTGACTCCAAGACTAATCTGGAAATTTTGATTCCCACCTACTTTACAAGAAGGATCGCCTACGCCAGAAGTAGGAGTGTTAGATAAGAAATATACCCAATAATAATTACCATATACGGTAAATGCATCATCCAATAATTCTCCTGCCCAATCTATATTAGTTTTGAATTTAAGTTTTACTGGAGATGATTCTGTAATTGGAGAATAATTTGTAGTTAATGTACTAGTATTATCATCAAAAGAAGTGTACCTCACATCTCCACCAGAAAATTCAGTCCAAGTAAAAAATGCAGCATCCCTCTGCATATAAGATATAGTAAGATTAATATTATCTGCAGGATCTAAAGATTGTACTGTAAAAGTGACATATCTACAGGAGCTAGTAGTATTTTTGGCTAATCTAAAATAAATAGTTCTGGGACTATTATAATCAGCTGGATGTGAAGCATTAGCTTGATTAAATGGAGTAGTTCCACTACTACCAGCATAGACCCAATTTATATTATTAGGTATGGTAATCTTATAAGGTCTAGTGCATTGAACCTGAAATGAATATGCTGATTTAGTAATTTCCAAATCACTTAAATATTCATTGGGATTAGTAACAGCAATTATTCTTCCTTTAGACTTTACTAATTGAGTAACCGTAATATAGGATGAGGGAGCACCAACTGGAGAATAATTAATTCTCTTAGTAATATTAGACCATTCATCATTACTATCCCCATTCTCCTGAACAGCTATAAATTGTAATGTCTCTTTTAGATCTGTGGCTGGAATATTTCCTGAAGGACCTCCAGTCTTTTTGTATGTAAAATAAGTAGAAGCATCTGTTGAAGCTGTCCACTTAGCATTTGTAGTCAAATTTACAGAAGCAGAACTACCAGCTGTATAATTTAAAGTAATTGAATTAGTACTTAAATTAAAATATCCAGGAGCTGCTGCTTGAGATATAACACAAGTTTTATCTGGAACTTGTGCAGAGAGAGGGTTTGAAATCACTAACTCATAGTTTCTAGCCCATGCAAAAGGATTTTCATCCACATTAACAGTATAATTCTGACTGCCCAATCCTTTTATTCTTGTCATGGTATTTCTGTTAGATGTATAGGAGGATCAGTATATTCAATATAAAACATAATATTAGAATCCACATTAAGCTGAAAGTTAGATGCAGTATAAGGCACACTTTTACTAGTTGGATTAATATTAAGATAAGGAATATCTGAAGTTCCTAACTGAGTAATAGGAACTTTAGTTGTTAGAGCTTTATTAGAAGATACAATGACTAGTTCATGAGTTCTATAGCTAGCTAAACTATTAGCTGAAATCTCTATACTAATAATCTTATTACCAGTATTATTATTAATATCTTCAGTTCCTATTGTTATCCATTCTGGAATATCTGTAATATCCCAGGTTGTATTTGAAGAAATCTCAAATGATGCTGTCTGTTTATTTTTAGAAACATAGATATCATCTGAGATTAATTTTAAATATAGGGCACTAGCTCGTTGTAGTGCCCTATATTGAATTAAACTAGGCTTCATAAGCTGCTCTTGTCCATAAATATCTTAAACCGTCGTAAAGAACAGTATAAGATATTACGTTATTAGCAGTGGGAGTAACAACATCCCAACCACCCATTTTATAATGACCAGAGGGTAGAACCAAACTATATGCTCCAGATTGTACAGTATTAATTACTCTCACATCTCCAGGAACTGCATTTGCAACACTAATAGTTGTATTTTTAGTTAATGAGATAGTATAATTAATATTTTTTGAAAAATCTAGAACAGTTCCCACCAATGTATTGTAACTTGATGCTCCTCTGATCTTATCTATAGTAGTCTTATAGCTACTATTACTTTGTACTAATTCTATAACCTCAATTCCAGTTAAAGAAGAAGCCTCGGGCAATTCTGTAATCCTGCGTGCTTGATTAATATCAATTTCAGCCATTACCAATAATAAATTCCTCTAGTTTTAGTTACTGGAGGGGTTGCCTCACCATCTATATTTTCAATAGATGCTGAATCAGCCCAAGCTCCATTAGGATAGAATCTATCCTCTGTGATACCACCTCCCACATTTATGTATACTGAGTACAAGCTACCATCTTGTAAATATCCCATGACCAAAATAGTTAAAGTGTCATAGCAAGCTGGGCTAAAAGCAATAACAACTTCACCAC